ACATCTATTAAGTACTCCTTACGTCCACCAGCATACTGAAACACTCTTGCTTCAGGCCAGCATGTCTTACGATACTCACAACCAGAACAAGCATAAGAGAGCTTAGTGTTCTCTGATGTATCTGATTGTGGTACAGGTGCTATTCGTTCTTCTGGTAGATCACCAGATACAACCTGTTTAATCTGTGTCACTTCTTTCTTTTTATTTTTAATCTCTTTACTAAAGTCGTATGTATCTAAGCACAATTCAAAACTATCTTTTTGTACGACAAGAAAAGCACCACGTTTTTTATCTGTTACTAGTGGATCATCTTTACCTGCATATACATAAGAACTTAGCTGACTGATATAACCATAGGGATCATCATCACGTAGTGTATGATTCTTAAACTTCTGCATTCCATATCGTGAAGCAGACTTTACATCAATAGTCATACCATCAATGACTGCATCCCTATGACCTTTAATACCATGAACAGATAAACGATCCTGCTCACCTTGTACATCGTGTCCTGCAGCTTTTGCTAGTGCAAGGACTAGGGTTTCTAAAAGATCCCCGTAAAAGAAAAGACCAAGTAGTTGAGGTTTAAGCGGTGCAGCTTCCTCTGTTTTATTTATTCTATACCAAGTCTTTCTTTTACAGGGTGAACCCACAGAGGATAAACTTAAATACCCTCTGGGTTTCTGAGGTTCCTTAAACCTATCGTGTGCAACATCAGCTATATTACGTGCTAAGTATTCCGTAATTGTTCTATCCCACCCACCCTTTCCTTCAATTACAGAATAAATATCTTCTACAAGTGTGTTTATGTTAGGCATAACCTACTCCTTAAAATGGGATTTCTTCTGAGGCAAGCTCAACACTATTGGTTTGTGTAGCTGCTACACTACCTGACGTAATATCCTTAGTAAAAGGATCTGGGCCAGACATACCTGATGCACCATCATATGATACATGCTTCGTTACTTTAACACGCTCTAATCGTGTAGTAACAGTACTGTACTGTTTGTTCTTGTAGATATCTAGTTCTACCAGAACTTCAGAACCATTGCCGATAGGACCATCAGCTTCAAAATCCCAGACAGTACCATCTGGTTTGTACACCGCAGGTGCTCCACCATCCCAATCATTAGGGGTGTCAAACTTACGTGTAAACTTGAAGGCACGTCCTCGTCCTTCTGGATCATCCTTACCTGATGACATACAGCCAGCAGCTTTAATACGTGCTGTATTCTCCTCGTCAAGAATCATCTCAATTGTACACCGTCCATCGGTATCACGCCATTGACCCTGATACCCATCAAGGTCACGGTTTTCTTCAAATACTTTTGCCCATTGAGCAATACCTGTTACTGTTATTTTAGCCATTAGCTACTCCTTTTAAAGTTTAGAATTGAATTGTAGCATGTATTAAAAAGAACATGCAAGAACTTTTTTAATGTATCTCGGAATATTTATTTCCGAACTGTACATCTATACCTAGATCAACATTTAGATTTAACTCCTCATTTAGTTTATTAATAGCATTGACAAGCCTACGTTGGTGTCGTTCTTCATCACCTTTTTTAACAAGATTAATTGATTCATCATGGAACTGACCTACAATATTAGGTCTTGCTACACGATAATAAGCTACCCACTTATCAAAACAGTAAGCACCTGTAGATTGGTTGAGTGTAGAGAATACATCCTTCTCATATCGAAGAGTATGCCAGAACTTACTAACAGGATTTTGTACCCACATCTGTCCATTGATAAGTTTAACTTTCTTTAGGTTGTCTGCAGAAAACTGTGCGACAGCCCAGTTACGTTGCCAGTATGCATTCAAAAGTTTCTTAGCTTCTGCTTCTGTCATACCAGTTTCTCTGGATAACTTAGCTGCACCAACACCGTAAGTTGCAGAATAGTTAACCACCTTATAGTTTTTACGAAGTGTTTTTAAACTGATCTGACCTGCATTATGTTTGTTAATGTCATCTTGTGTGACTGCTCCTGCATGTTTAGCTAAGTCTAAGTGTGGATCAAACCCATCCTGAGACATTTCTTCTACATACTTAGGGTCGTATGGTTTCATATAGTGTCGCTTGGTTGTATCTTCAAGTGATGTCATATCTGCACCACATAATACATAACCTTCTGGTGCTACAAGACAACCACGTATTTCCTTGCCCCAAGGTTTATCTATACCGGGAAGATTTACTAAAGGCTTTCTATGTTTAAAGCGTAATGTATTAGTAAGGCCATCAATCTCTGCCTTAACATACCCATTCACTTCACAATCAAGCATACCTTCAAAGATACCTAGTCTATGTTGGATTACTGTAAGCCCATCAAGTACACCTACTGTAGGATTATTATTAATTAATAATTTAACTGAGCTAGTAAGCTCACCATTCTTTCGTACCTGTGGGATCTTACGATCTTCAACAAACTTAAATGTACAAGGCTTCCAACCTAGATCGAACAGCCATGCTTTTACCTGATCACTTGACTTAGGATTAGGTTCCTCAACTCCTTTTACTATTTCTATTTCACCGATATAGTCAGAGGGATGCATGTGCTCTAGAAGTAAAGCATTCCATTCAGCACCCTGTTTAGATAGGGAACCATCTTTCTTGTACATTACCTTTGGCTTTGACTTCTTTCTAAACAAAGTACGCATAGGCATTACTGTTTTTAACTCAGTAATCTTTTGCTCTTGTTCAGCTTTCAGTTTAGCTACACAATCTTTAGCAAGATTAATGTCAAGCTTCCAACCACTTTCCTCTGCAGCATACGCACACTTCATCTTGAAAGTAAGATACTGCAAGAATCTATCAAGATTATCTTTATCTTTATAGACCATCATAAATCTTTGGATAAGATTTTTCCACAAAGAACAGGTAATCCTTACATCTTCAATACATCTTTTCTCATACTCTTGTCGAGACAAGTTTTGCCAATCATCAATCTTTGGTTTAGGTATACCAAAGTCTTCACCAAAAGTATCAAGATTGTGTTTGGGTCTATCAGTATTAATTACCCACGACATAGGTAATGTATCATACAACTTAGCTTTGATCTTAATGCCTAAGATCTTTTCAAGTAATGGTACATCATAACGTACAATGTTATGACCTATCAAAACCTTTTGATATTGTAGTATTTGCCTAATAAGTTTTTCATCGTGAGTTGTCTTTACTGTAACTCCATTGTTATCAGACCAAGACATGCAATGTATTTTAGTGGCATCTTCTAAAAGGCCATCTGCTTCTATATCAAATATCATTACGCCACCTGCGATTCTTGTGTGAACAAGTCCTCTCTCAGTATGGTTGTGGATGGGTCATAGTATACCGATCCTGCCCTACCTAACTTAGCAAAGGGTCTGTTTTTATCTACGATAAAGTTTGTTGTGTTCTGTTCTACTTCGTCCTCACTTTCTGCTGTACGTTCTAGCTTGATACAAATGATTGCCTCTTCCTCAAGTGATGCAGCATACTTGGTACGCCCATCGTCATTGACCTGAGAGATAAAGATAACACCAATGTTTAACTCCTTAGCCAACTGAGCCATGCGTGAGCCTAGTGTAGTAAGTGTACTGGTAGCACCATCTACACCTGAGTTAGATAGGTAGGCTAGACGTTGTACATGGTCGATAAAGATATAACCTGCACCATACACCGTAACAGCTAGACGTACATAGTCGAGCAGCTTGAGTGGATCATCGTGTGACATCATCTCAAAGATGATTGTCTTCTCACCCTTGGTTGCAATCTTAGCAGCCTCAATAACATTCTTCTCTGATACATTGTTGTTAGCAGCATCTTCTTTAGTTCTAACGTTAACACCTAGCTCATAGGTAGCCATAGCACGGTAGGTAGTAGACTTCATCTCTTCCATGTGTAGCATAGCTATAGCATTGTCACCGTTATTCAGTAAGCCTGTCTCAAAGTATCTGATTACTTCTGTCTTACCTGTACCACGAGGAGCTTTGATAAAGGTGAGTCCACCCTTGACCATGCCACGTATCTTATCATCCAAACCAGTATGACCTGTAGGTACATACTCGTAGGGATTCTCATTAATAATAGCTGCCTCAACATCAGCATCAGAACAAAAGAAGTTCTCTGGTGTATAACGTTGTGGTGATCGTGCAGCCCACATAAGTTTTTCATGCTTGCCTGTCTCAAGGAACTCATTAGCATCTTTGCATTCTGTCATAGGTACAAAATAAAACTTCTCTGGAAATGCCTGATACAACTTATCTGCAGCCCTACGTCCAGCATCATCTAGCTCACCTGCATACACTATCTCTTTAAACGATGATAGGTATTTAAGATTGTGTTTGATGAACTTCTCACCAATGGATGCAGAGGGTAGTGACTTAACAGGGAATGTCTTACCAAGTATCTGATACAAGCTAGCTGCATCAAACTCACCCTCAGTAATATAAATACGTTTACCTGTACCTGCATTAAACTCAGGGCCAAACAGGTGATTCATACCTACACCACGATCTTTGATCCATGATTTAGATTTGTCATTACACATGCGATATTTAATAGTATGGGGATACTTGTATGCATATCGTACATCTTCACCATTCGGGCCTGTCTGTATTTGTATGCCGTACAGCTTACATACATCAGGATCAATGCCCCTGATGCCATCATACTTAACACCAGTAACCTGCACATTCTGTGGCTGTATACGTTCTTTTAGTGGGTAATCTTGCTTAACCCAATCGTAAGTTTCTGGCATGTTCTTCATTGGATATGCCCTACTGCATGAGTGGCAGTGACCGTAGCCATCATCATTCCAATTGAATGCATCTGATGAACCGCAGTCTGTATAAGGACATGGTGAATGTGGATTATCTGACATTTGTTTTTCCTTTTATCAAAGGTTTAATAATTCTGAAAGCCAAGTATAACAGCCAAAGAGGAATGAATGCAAGGCTTATCAATACGACAGACAAAGAAATTAAATGTGGAATGTTCTCAATCCCCAACAAAAGTTCTATTCCTTTGAGTAGATCTTGTGCGTTCTTCCTTTGTCATAGGTCTTATGTATCGTTCATAGTCTACTACGATACCTGTATTCCATCTTGTTAATTCATCCTCTGCTTCTGCTCTTGTTTTAAACAAAAGAACTTCTGAATCGTAAGTCCAAGGGTTCTCTTTTCGTACTAAAGTGTACTCACCTTTTTCTATTTCAATCTGAACTGCATACATCTTTACTCCTTTCTGATTCTAAACCTCGCTTTACTAACTCAACAAAGCCAACATCAAAGATAGCCATAAAAGTTTCTGGATCACACTCTACTTGTAGTGTAGCACTACCATCCTCGTGTTCTTCTATATCAGTTATTTTTATTTCATTCATCACTTACTCCTATACATGGTAATAAAATAGTCTGCTTACAGTAACGTGGGAACTCGTCATAAGTCATAGCAATTAATATTGGTAGACCTGCTATTATAAATGCTACAATAGCTGATGCCTTGATTGCTCCATTAATATTACCTCTCATTATACGTTCTCCCTTAATGCTTTCCACGACACAGGAAATAGGTCAATCATCGTATGGTCAATCTCCAACGCTACTTGTTGTGTCTCAACTTGTGTATCATACGAACAACGAAGCTTACACATGTCAGCAAAGGCATCTAAGCTACCTGACCAGTACCACTCAGTCATCATAGACTGAGGCAGAACCATACGGGCTTGCTCAGGGCATACGCCTATATCTAACAGAAGTCTATACCGTCCAATAGCTTCATCGTATACATCCTCTACAATATCATTTGATATAGTTATGGTACCTTCAGACCCCTGCTTCTTATCTTCACTACGTCCACGCCAATCTGTAGGTACATAAAACTCAGGCTCACTGTCCACATACCTACGACTAATCTCATTCCAACGTAGGAACTTATGCTTAACTAGCTGACGTGCCACAAAGACAGGGGCTTTAACATGAAAGGATGCGAAGCAATGCCCAAAGGGGCTGATGTGCTTATGCTTGGCTAAGTAACGAATAAGCTTGGCATCCTTGTCTTTCAACTTAGGTGGACCCCATACGTCACTCGTATCCATTTCACTTTTCTTACCAAAGCTTACACGAGCAGCATTAGCTACTGTCAAGTCAGTACCCATGTGATCTATACATGTTACTTCAATCATTAATAATCTCCTACGTTAGTAGGTGAGTAAACCTCACCATTATACTTACTACCAGTTGCATTCTTACCTGTTTCAACACCGTTGTTACACCCAACAATTACGACAAGTAAACCTACACCAATCCATGTACATGCAATTTTTGTCCATCGTAGAAACTCAACGTATGTTTTTTCTGCTTCTATTTGTGCAGCTTCTCTAGGTGTCATTAGTTTCTACCCTCTTCTTCAGGATCTACATAATTGTAATTACTTACATCACCACCCAATAAACTTATAGCATCTATTAAATTATTATGTATATCATAGTACAAACAGCCATGTATTGATGATACAGCATTACTACTAAGTACATCATCACTACCATCAAGCAAATACTTTAATGATCTTATAACAGTTTCTGGACTATGTTCTTTCATCACTCTTTCCTTTGTGTTTTTCTTTTCGTTTAGGTACAGGTTTTTTCTTATCAGGTATTACCTGTTGTTTATACTTAGGTTGCCTAAGATCTTTAGCCATTGGGTTAGGTTTTTTCATTACCCTTTCTCCTATCTAATGCAGACTTAGCTGCAGCATAAGTATGCTTATGGTATGGATTAAGTGACGAGATATTCTGATGTCCTGTCACTGACATAATAGCTAGATGATCTACCTCTGAGTCAATCATTTCCACAATGGCACTCTTTCGCAAGTCACCAACACGTAAGTCATCAGGTAGTTCAGCAGCAGCTTTAACTTGGTTAGCGAGTACCGATACCTGACCAATGTTTAACGGCCTGTAAGCACCATCAGATGGCCTCTGGTGGGGAACTACATAGTCTTGGAACCCCCAATCTTTCTCCTGCTGAGTGAGCATCTCCATTATCTCGTCAGAGATGGGTAACTCTACCTCTGCCCCACGTTTAGTTTGTTTTATCTTAACCTTTTTATCTTTAAAGTTTATCGAAGACCACTTCAATAATCTTATATCAGTAGGTCTTTGCGCCCACTCATAGCACATCAATACAATCAGCCCTACATTACGCCAATCAAAATCAGTAAATGCAGTATCAAGAAACTTTTCTACCTGTTCTTGTGTCCATGTTGTATTCCTTGTTTCATGCTTTCTCTTACGAACTTTAGACATAGGGTTATACATAATTAAATCAATAGATATACAAAAATTTATTAGTAATGAAAATATTCTTGAACACTGATTCCCTTTTGACACACTCACACTTTCACACCATTCTTCGTAGGCTTCTGTGCAGTGTAAGGAAGTAAGATCTTTAATCTTAATATTACCTAGCTTCTTACTGCCTATGTTTGTGTTAGCAATAGCATCCATAGTATTATCATAAGTTCTCTGTGAGTTGTATGCCAACTGTCTAAAGTGTGTAGTGGTCACATAGTATTTGTATATCTGCAATATCGTAGAGTTAGAGCCAATGTTACCTGCGACAATATCCCCACGTCTAAAGGCTTCTACCTTTTCTACTAGTCTAGGTATTTCATACCTAGCAGCCCTACCATCACGAAAGGTTTGTCTTTGTACAACACCAGCATCAATGGCATCTTGTGGTGGCAAGAACTTCCATGCAGGGCCAGTCTTTAAGACTACCTTCTTAGTATATTTATACATAATAGTTAATCCTTAAAAGATAAGTATAGCATAACAGGATACTGTAAAACAATACCCTGTTATTTATTTATACTTTGAAGCCATCATCTTTCCAAGACATAACCTCACTGATCTTCTCAATGTCACATAAACTTTTTATACATTCGTATATTTTTACATGACAATCTTGATAAGATACTTTGTTAGCAAAGTCTACGCTATCCGAAAGTAGATCCTGATAGGTAGTCGCTACTGTTTCATCCTTATGGGTTACTTCTACATAATACATAACACTAACGTTTACCCCCTTGTATCACAATTAGTTGTGGACTTTTTGGTTTTGAAGTTAATACGCTTCTCAATTCTTCGTACCTTTCTAAGTTGTAGTCTCGCATTTTTATTACAGGCTCAGTATCCATGATGTCAAAGACTGCATTAGGAAATGCTTCTTCTAGTTTTTCACAGATAAGACTAGCACTTTCAATAGTAGAGCACCGCATAACAAGACACTCTTCTAGTTCATCTACATACATTTCTACTACGTAGTAATCCATCTGTTACCTTTCTCTATTGCCTTTGCATATTCAATAGCAACGTTTTTATTAGTGCATATGATGACGATTTTACCATCGTCACCATATACAATCCACTTAGATTTTCTCTGCACTAAGTACATCTACCCTGCAAAGTGATATAGCTTACGCCCATAAGCATGTTCAACATACAGGCTACGCTTACCAAGGTGGTAGGCATTCATAGTACCTAAAGGTTCATACTTAAACCAGCCACGAGATTTGTGGTTACGCTTACGGTATAATCCTTTTACACCTAAGATGTTGAAACGAAACCCTTTTGTTCCGTCATTGAGTGGTTTAGTTGCTACTAGTACAAACATGTTTTTCTCCTTTGTGTTTGTATTAAGAATAATAAGGGTGATTGCAGAGGTGAGGAAATGCCATTCTTAACCTACTTTCTGCTCTAGATATACTTCTAGCATCATCTATCGTAATGTCAAACATTTCGTTAAGATTGCCTTCCGCTTCTTGTATTGTTTCATAGGCAAATTTAATTGCAGTTATTTGTTCTTCTGTCAAGTTACTGCACTTTTCTTCAAGCTCTATCCTACGTGCTTCTCGTTTGTCTGCCCACTCTTGATGGTTCTTTGCGATTTCTTCTGGTGTCATTGTAGTTCCTTTCATTCTCGGAAATTCCGTGATTAAGCTGCTAGTAAAAAGCGATCATCGCTAACCCATTTAGATACCTCCTGTTCTCTACCCCACATAGAGGTAGCTTGTGTGTCATTACCTGTATTACGCAGATTAAAACCATTACGATTGTCTGCATAAGATGCATAGTTAGTAAAGGCAGAGTACAAAGCCCACTTGTTTTCACCACGAGTAAATGCTTCTGAACGATATAGCTGATACATCTTCTTAGCCTTACGTTCTGATGGTATCATTGCTTCTAGCAATGCCTCTACATCTACACCTTTGAGGCTAGTCTGCGCCCATGTTTTCATTTTGATAGCTTGCTCATAGAAGTCAGACCGTAGGTTAGACAGTTCATCTATAAATGAACTGAGTGAGAAGTTAGATGTATTCTTCCTGCGGATCTTATCATGTTCACCACTGATGCACCCATTGGTGCAGAAGCCATCAATAGCACCAAAGAATACTTGGTTACTACATGACCCATCAATACCATGTAATGATATGATACGGTTCTTTACCTCAGTCTGATGTCGGTCAGTTTCTATAACTGATTTCATACTAGGTAATGTGATGTCGAGCATAGCCCAAGCACCACCACGAGCAGTGCGAAAGTTAAACTGTGCATCATGCATGTCACCATCTTGTAACTCCTGAGTCGCAGTGTCTACGACATTACGAAAGAAATCACCATGATTAGCACAAGTAAAGTCCTTGCCAACAATACCAAGGTATTCACCTGTGTTGGCATTGATTACATACTTCTTGTCTTTGAATTTAGTTTCCTCGAACTCTACCTCAAAGTCCAAGTGCTCTGGTACGAATGATGTTGTTGTATCAAAAGGCATTTTGTTTCTCCTTAATGCTCAGATAAGTGTACGATTTGTGTACGGTTGATAGTCTTTTGTGCAAAGCAACCTGCCTTGCAGTCCTTGCAGTGACCCTTGAGATCCTTGTGGGTCTTAGGGCATAGGAACATTCTTGTTCCATAGGCAGGATCAGATGTCAAGTTATCATCACCATAGAACATAATATTCCAATCATCATCAATCAACATTTTCCATTCAGCTTTGCTGTTGGATGGGTCGAGTGATGCATTAATGGCACAGTTAGGTAGAGACATAAGCTCTTTCTCAATCAAAGCTTTGAGGCGTGGGTTACGCCATGCTCTGGTAGGAATCCACCATGTGATGTCAGGATTCAGTAAGCACATAGTCTTAACACGGTATACATCTACTATATCTTTGAAGGCTTCACCTCTGGTCATGTGACGAACACGACTAGTATCATACCGTTTACGACTAAAGTATTGAGTGAAGTCAGAATTAGACTTGTTTAGTTTCTGCCAGATAGCCTCGCATCTGTCATCACGTTTAGCCATGTTAGGGTATATCCTATATAACTTAACGTTATAACAAGTTTCATCGCAGTAATCTGTTCTGTGGTCACAAGAACCATCGTGATTTTCAGTCTCGTTAATTGGCCTAGCAGATGCAGCCATGCCTATATCTGGATTATATTTAAGTAGATCATTTAGTTCTTGAGTTGTTAAGGTCATTCTCGGAATCTCCGTGATTAGATGTTTCGTTTAAGTTCTGAATACCTTTATGACAGGTTTATTTTGTTTGTCAAGGTATAGATAAGCTACCTCGGCATGATAGATCGGCTCATCATGCTCATCTACAAATGTGTTTGCATGATATGGGTTATACCTGACACGCTCAAGCCTGTCTATGTCAGGGTCATGTGAGTAGTCAGGATCTTGAAACCACAGGTCGGCATCCACCTCAATGCTTTGAGGTCTAACAAACGCATGTACATTCTTGACCCTTTCATCTTGAGTCTTTGCCCACCCTGCAGGTTGCACCGCAAACACAGGCTTGTGTGCTATGATACTATTAGTATGCCATTGAACCTTGCCGTTTCTTTTCCTTACAGAAAAGACATGCTTGTGTAGGTTATAATATATCTCGGTTTTCATTTGATTCTCCATTCTCGGAATTTCCGTGATTACAATTTGCTGCCTAGTACTAGCTTTCGTGATAGCTCATGCCAGCCAGTAGGCATACATAGATACGCCTTGTTCTGCTGTAGATGTACAATTATATTACCTACAGATAGGCTAGTATCACCCTTAGCAAGGGTGGTAACCTTAGCCTTACCATAGCCATTACCTGCATCAAAGACAGCTTCCAATGGGTCAACAGATTCAGATAGCACACCCAGATGCAGGAACTTGGTTGGATAATACATGTTATGAAACAGGGCATCATTGACACTCTGTTCTGCTGATTTCTCATTGAGAAGCCTCAGATCAAAAGCAATCCTTGCTACCTCTGATTGAGGGTTCTCATTGATTATGTCATAGACTTCTGGTCTGAACTGATAAACGAGGTATGATCTGGACATTGGCTTAACTCCTTGTTGCCATGAATTTCCTTAGTTCTGTCACAATATGAAACAGATGTCAAGGGTTTTGTTTTGAATAGCATCTGTCGATGCCATATAGACCGCCAATATTTGTCGGCACGTAGGGCAGACCTGTCACGTTTGTTAATGTGCATCTTCATCCTCCATATTTAAAAACATTTCTGAGCACACTTCGCATAGATCACCACACTCATACCCCCATTCTGTATAATACAGAACTTCTTCTTCGTCACCACAGTTCTCACACTTAGGCATAGCTTAATCCTCTTCACCAAACATATCATTCCATTCACGAGGTGTAATGCCTGACATCAAGAACTCACGCTGATTATCATTTAGATCAGGCATGACATCCTGAATCAGTTTACCTGATTCAATCCAGTATTCTATCTTACCTTGAGTCGTAGGTAATAGCATAGAGTTTACCCTACCTGATACCGTAGACTTCTTGTGAACAAGAACCTTGTTCTCTGCAATGTGTTCTATATGCATAGTTATTCTCCTTTCGCATATGCTTTTGCTTTTACCAAAGCAATTAATAATTTGTCGGCATCCAGATACCGCACCACATCATCATAGTCTTTATCTAATTCAATATTGGAATAATACCAATAGCTAGTATCAACAAAATTGTCATCATGTAGAAGTGCTACTTCTACTTTATTTTTATCTAGCCATTCTTGTGCTATGGATAGCCTGTACCCATCGCCTAGATTTATAGATACGTTACTCATTTTATTCTCCTTTTCTTTCACGAAATTCTACTTCGTAGCCACGCTTTTCCCATCTATTTTTTGCATTCTTCATAGCTTGCCCAGCTATCTCACAGTCGCCATCATATGGCCCACTATCAAAGATAACTTCACCATTTTTATTCAACACAAGTATAGCATAATTCATTTTATTCTCCATTTCATTCACGGATTTTCCGTGATTAGTTTTGCATTATTAGGGAAACGTTTTAGTATCTTCGATACTTGCCGCATATCACGACAGGTAAGATAAGAAAACATAAACCCTTCGTCATCATAGAAACATACACGCATGATTACCTCCAATCAAAAGCTAAAACAGAAAGTAATACTACTAAAGGTAATAATGATAGTAATATCACAGGACTGATAGTAGTATAAGCTACTATTAATAATATACTTGTAGTAGATACAAGTATTAACAACCAAGCGAAAAATAATACAAAATGCACGGCATGTACTCCTATTTTTGATAGACTTTTGTCGGCATGTAATCGAGTGATCACATACAAAAAGAAAAAATCAATCACGGAATTTCCGTGATTGACTATACTTCAAAGAAGTATAAACAAAAAAAAGCTCCCCGAAGGGAGCTTCTTTTATATTTCACCAAGAGCAATCAAACAATCTATAAAGCCTTCAGCTTTATGTTTGTTAACCCAATGGTCATTCTCCCTTTTAAGGAGAACTGGGAAATCATGTTTGTCGTTTATTAAACGACCTTGATAGCAAAAACAGTATTCAGTATTTGAATACTCCAAGATTTCAACTCCACAATATTCCATATTTTAAATCTCCGATTTAAAGTTATTCTCGGAATTTCCGAGATTGAATAGCCCCCCGAAGGGGGCTAAATGATTTACTTGAAGAGCTTTGCAAGCTCTTTTGCGAATGTGGATCTGCTAAAGCCTCCGGCTTCAAGAGCATCATAAACTTGCTCTGCAAGTTCCTTTTCGTTTTTCGCAACCACTGTCTCAAAGACAGTGTTCTTGACTACCTCTTCAGCCTTATTAGGCTGTTCAGAAGCCTTCGGCTTGCCCTTCGAGGTGTTCCCTGCCGAAGAAGCTTTAGGCTTCTTACGAAGCTCAGGATGAGCTTCCAGAACAATCTTCCGAATGGAAGATACTCCCAAGCTGTTAAGCTTGCCAGCTTTGTTTAACCTCTGGACTTTAGTCCAGTGAGTGGCGATCCACTTGGCATCATACTTATCAGCAGAGCTGATGTTTTCGTTGCTGAGATCAGTTCCACTGATAAATGAGCCGTAGGCTTTCTTGTCACCACCAAACAGATTTTCAATCTGAAGCAGGATGTTTCCAAGCTCTCTGTAGAGAGCCAACTGATCCTCTTGGATCAGGTAAAGCTTGTCATAACAAGCTACGGCATGACTAATACCATTAGTCAGAGTGTAGGACTTACGTCCTAGCTTGAAGGTTGAGTCCAAAGTTACCGTAGGTAAAGCTGCTGATTTTGCCATTTTAATTCTCCGAATTAAGTTAAGGTTGCTGCTTCACCGATTTGCCGATGAAGCCCTTACAAAGTAACACTGATTCGTTTGGATTGTCAACCCCTTTAGGGGGTTGGTCATTCTCGGAATTTCCGAGGTTAACTTTCCCTTTAGGGAAAACTTTCTGATCTTTTGGTGCGCATTATGCGCAAGGAAAAGCTAGGGGTATACCTCTGCGCCTTGACCCTTTAGGGTTGACCATAGCTTAACCCCTTGGGGTTACCTCCAAAAATTCCCCTTAAAATACTTGTATTTTAGAGAACAAGAATCCCTTATTGTTTTAAAAAACAATAGATAACAATGCTTTAGCATTGTAGGTAGCTCAAAATCCTACGGATTCAGACACGCATAGCCTCTTCAGAGGCCGGGGGCATGGGCCACTGGGGGGATACCCGTATGCGTATACACTCAATGACAGAGGGGGGTATTTTTTAAGTGTTAACTACAATAAATATAGGCCCATATATAGTATTCTCTATAGAAAACAGGGGGTTAACCCTGCAGTTGGTACGAAAGGTAGACATACTTTTAGAGTATTGTAAAGATATGTTACAGTGTTTGTAACAATTTGTGATTAACTGGACTTATACTTTGTAGTAACTGGCTATATGTAGAGTATTAATAATGTTAATACTAATTATGAATATTATTCATATTAATTCTTACTTTAAGTGTTGACAAATATTAAAAGTGCGGTATAATATACTTAAAGGATATACTTAGAGTATGTCTTAAATACTAAATACTATTAATAATTATAATTAATAATTAGTATTTAAAGAAATCCTTTAAGGATAGTGTGAATTTTTTTACTGTCGTAGGTAAAAAGTATTGACTTCCCATTTTAAAATAGTATAACTAAGGACAATCAAGTGCCAAAGATGTATTCTGATGATAATGTGCTAGTAGAGTTCTACAAAGCTCTAGCTGATGAAGACGAAGGTAGGCTACGTAGAGTACACATCCCCAGATCTGATGTATTCTACGTAAGAGAAAAAATATTTCAAGACACTGGCGTTAAGTATTCCCTAGATAGAGTAGAAAGAGCTATGTATCTAGAGGGTCATCTTAGTGCCAGTGATGTATTTCAACCTAATGTAAAAAGGGAATGGGAATGACGATAGCAATGGAACGTATATTAGCTTGGAAGATTATGCCCCGGCTAATGATGTTAGTAATGACTTGGATGTATATTGAAGTTTTGTTTTGGTTTATGTCGTTATCTTCTGCTGACATGACTTCTCAAGCTACTGCACTTACAGCTACAGTAACTGGTGCCATGACAGGTGCATTTGCTGTTTGGTTAGGACATGAGAAATGATACAGGCATTAATAGGTCCAGTATCAAGTTTAGTAGGAACGTGGTTAAATGGAAAAGTTGAAACTAAAGCTGCAGAAACTAAAGCAAAAGTTGCCAAAGCTGAAGCTGAAGCGCAAATTATGCTGTCTCGTGCAACCAGTGAGGCAGATTGGGAAAAAATTATGGCGCAAGGTAGTCAGTCTTCGTGGAAAGATGAATGGCTAACTATTTTGTTTTCTATCCCATTGATTCTAGTTTTCACTGGCAATTGGGGTAGAGAGATTGTGGCAAATGGTTTTGTCGCATTAGAGACAATGCCTGAGTGGTATCAGTATACACTAGGCGTAATTGTAGCAGCAAGTTTTGGTGTACGCTCTGCTACCAGATTTTTTAATGGGAAAAATAAATAATGTTTAAACTAAGCAGACGTAGCCTTGACAGGCTTGAAGGTGTAGATGAACGCATGGTAACAGCAGTTAAACATGCTATTACAGCAACAAATACTGATTTTGGAGTTATTCAAGGTATGCGAACTTTAGAGCAACAGAAAGAACTGGTTGCAAAAGGCGCAAGTCAAACCATGAAGAGTAAGCACTTAGAAGGACTAGCAGTTGACCTGATGGCTTATATTAATGGTCGTGGCTCTTGGGAGCTAAACCTGTACGATGATCTAGCTGATGCTATGAAAGAAGGTGCTAACTTTGCTGGGTGTAAAATCCGCTGGGGTGCAGCATGGCACATAGATAATATTGGTGAGTATGAAGGTACTATGGAAGATGCTATGAATGAGTACATTGATTTACGTAGGTCACAAGGACGTAGACCATTTATTGATGGACCTCATTTTGAACTAATGGTTTGACGATTAAATTTATTTACATATAATAAATATTATAAGTGTAAGGGTAAATAGTGAATCGTCCACGTTCCCCTTACAAATAAAGGATTAAAGATGTCTATACCTGAACGGGTCAAAAATAAGATGAAGGAAGAGGGGCTAAAGGGTGTTAATAAACCTAAGCGTACTCCTAACCATCCTAAGAAATCACACTGTGTTATGGCAAAAGAAGGTGATACATATAAGTTTATCCGATTTGGTCAACAGGGTGTAAAAGGCGCAGGGAAAAATCCTACATCTAAAAAAGATAAGGCTCGTAAGAAAAGTTATTATGCAAGGCATGATGCACAAGACTCTAAGCCAAGTAAATTAAGTGCTCGTTATTGGAGCCACAAAGTAAAATGGTAAAAAGGAAACCTAAAATGAAAACTCTAGCAACTATCTTGGCTTTAACAGCTACAACTGCAACAGCAGCAGACTTTCCTATGTGGGGTCAAACAGTATCTATTGGTGCTGAATCAGACACAAGCTACACCACTGGTGTAGAAGATTGGAAATGGGAACTAACTCCTTATGCTGGTATCAGCATGATGGGAGTAGGTCTAACTGTAGAAACAGAAATTGACATGCTTAAACTAGATGAAGATGATATCTTTACTGGTATAGATGTAACTTTGAATTATGTAGTGCCACAAACTAATATGAATCTTTATTCTGAAGTTTCTTCGGATAAAGACTTTAAATTTGGTGATGTAGAAATTGGGGCGAAGATTAAGTTCTAATGACATTAATATCTCATTTCCCTTTACCTAACTTTCCTTTTCAAACTCACGAAAATATTGTCTTTGAAAAAGCAGATAAAGATAGGTCTAGTAGAAATAACCAAGAGTATAAACCAGAAGAACCTAATAGGATTACTCCTGATACACCAGTAGAAGATCTTAAACTGGTTAATCAGATGTATGCTTACAACCCTAATCCTAACAAACTACGTACACCCACTGGACAAATAGTAGACTTTATTGTGGCATGAAAAAGAAAGATCCTAAAGTAGGTACTGGTAAAAAACCTAAAGGCTCAGGCCGCAGGTTATATACAGACGAGAATCCTAAAGATACGGTATCAATTAAGTTTGCTACTATGGACGATGCAAAGGCCACAATAGCAAAAGTAAAAAGAATTAAAAAACCTTACGCAAGAAAAATTCAGATCTTGACAGTAGCAGAACAACGTGCTAGAGTAATGAAGAAAACTGCAATAGCTAATTTATTTAAAGCCGCTAAAGCAGACTTGCGAAGGAAACATAATGCCGTATCTAACAAGTAGTATACCGTACTTTAAAGCATGGGTAAGAAAAGAGTATACAAATAATTTAGAGGATTATCATGGAGAGTATCTCCACTGCATGGTCATTGGCGTCACTACTATGCCAAACAGGACTCTCAGCTTTCAAGTTATTTTTACTGGCTGCGAGTCTGACTTTGATGATGGTCCCAATATACATGGTGGTGCGATGTGGGCTAGACTACCTCTTGTAGCTTTAGTTGCAGACACACCACTAGAAGAATGGCCCGAAGAATTACCACCTTATTTAGCCCAGCCTTGGGATTGCATGTCGCACACACACTCTGTGTATAAGTTAGAACGTGCAAGTCCTGCCCCTTGGATAGCAAAGGTAGATGGAAATTTTTATCCAGCTAAATATTATTTTACTGTAGATTATACAGATAATGAAGTAGCTGATGATCCTGCACAACATAAACAATCTCATGTACTTGAGTTGTTAGACGCAGGTAAATACACTGGTAACATTGTTGCGTTGCCCAATAACAGAGTGAGAGTAACTCACCCAGCATGGTTTGAAGTAGGAGAAGGTGCTCCAGACTTTAAACCTAATCAACATATATACAACTCGAAAGAAAACGTAGACTATGTTTGGGATACGCAACGAGTGTTTAATAATCTATACAGTGAGGAAGAATCATGATGAAGAAAAAAGGATATGCTAAAGGTGGTATGCCTATGACCACAGTAAATGGTAAAAAAGTACCTAAGTTTGCAGCAGATGGAAAAGGTGCAAACGATATGAAAAAAGGTATGCGTAAAGGCGGCATGGCTAAAAAAGGTTATGCTAAAGGCGGTGCTATGATGAAAAAGAAAGCATACGCTAAAGGTGGTAAAGTAGCTATGTATAATCAGGGTGGCATGGTTAAGTCTACAGGAACAATTCCTACTGGAATTAACAACCCTAAAAATACTTATAAGTAAGGAAGAAAAATGGCTGTAACATTACGCACATATTTAAACAACCAACTAAAGGCAAAAGGTTTAACTGTCGCCCAAGCTAAAAAGAATGCCAGCAAATATAAAAGTATTGCTGCAGCTAAAAAGGCTGGATCACTTTACTACACAGATAAGAATGGTAAAGTAATGGCTGCTGTATATGCAGAAGATCTTAAAAAACCTTTGACCAGTTCTGTACGTCCTAAAGCTAAACCTAAAAAGAAACCCGGAAAACCCCAAGGTCCAACAAGACTTGGTGCTATGACACTAGCTGAAAAAGTAGAAGTAGAGGCAGCTAATAAAGCTAATAAAGCAGCACGTAAAAAAATGGGTGAACTTCCATCATTACCAAAGGGTACAGATACTAAACTACCTAGTCAATCTGCAGCATTTACTGCTTTCTTTAAAAAGAATAAAGCTAAGTTTAAAAAAGAAAGTGGTAAAGGATACAATATGGGTGCGGCTTTAAAAGCCTTTAATAAGCAAAAGAAATAATGGCTACAGTAACTACAGCTAAGTATTTTACTAAGTCAAAAGACTTATCTGCTACGTCAGGTGGGGCAAGTGGTGATGTTATATACACTTGTCCTGCTAATTTTATTTCTCTTATTAAATTTTTACATGTATCTAGTGGATCTAGTGCCACAAAGAAATACAGTCTCCAGTGGTACGAAGCTGCAACAACTACTTATCATTTTATTATAGATGAACATAGTGTAGCAGGTAATGGTATCGAAGAAGTTGTAGAAGGTGGTGCATATCTTGCACTAGCTGCTGGCGATAAGATAGTAGGATTTGAAGAAAGCAGTTCTGACTTTCATGTGATTATATCAGGTGAGGAACATTTTCAACCTACTTAATGCATAACGGGGTTGCAATATTATCTGTAGTATGTTATAACTAAATGTGTAAAACTACTCCTGCACAAATAAAAAGGAGTGGTGCTATGTTAAAAAGAATATTTAAAAAGATTCAAGAGAATCAACAACGAAGAGCAGACTATTGGATACTCATGAACTTGAGTGATAAGGATCTGCACGATATGGGGATCAGTCGTGGCGAAATCAGGCAAAAAATCTACGGTTAATGCGGCAGGAAATTATACTAAGCCTACTATGCGTAAACGTCTTGTTGCATCCGTTAAAGCTGGCAGCAAAGGTGGAAAACCCGGACAGTGGAGTGCAAGGAAGGCCCAAATGGTCGCAAAACAATATAAAGCAAAAGGTGGGGGCTATAAGTAATGGCCCTTGCTAAATCCCAAAAAAGTTTAAAATCTTGGACGAAACAAAAGTGGAGGACCAAGAGTGGGAAACCTAGTGCTAAAACTGGTGAACGGTATCTACCTGATAAGGCTATTAAGTCTCTTAGCGATGCTGAGTATGCCTCTACAACCAGAGCTAAACGAAAAGGCACTAAGGCAGGTAAGCAGCATGTGGCTCAACCTAAAAGCATTGCAAAGAAAACGAAACCCTTTAGAGCCTCTAAGGGTGGAATGGTAAGAAAGAAAAAGAAATGAGCCGTAATCTAACGGAAAAACAACAAAAGTTTCTTGATGTATTATTTGAAGAAGCTCAAGGTAATTTATCTCAGGCAAGAAAGTTGGCTGGGTATGCTGAGACTGTGGCAACTTCATCTATTGTAAATTCTTTACAAGATGAAATTGCAGATCTTACTAAACGGTTTATTGCATCTAGTGCTACTAAAGCTGCATATTCTATGAAACAAATTATGGATAGTCCAACTGATTTGGGTAATAAAGAAAAAATGGCAGCAGCAAAAGATGTATTAGACCGCAGTGGATTTAAAGCATCTGATAGAGTAGAGGTTACCGCAGCAAGTCCTTTATTTATTTTACCGCCTAAAAATGAAGAAGATTGATAGAGTCTGGACATTACCTGCACCAAAGCCAGATGAAAAATTTGAGTGGAGAAAAGTTGTTAGGGTTGGCAGAGTAGTGCCTTTTGGGTATAGACAAGACCCTGATGATTGTGATATACTCTTACCTATCCCAGAAGAGCTAGATCTCTTAGAGGAAGCTAAAAAATACCTAAGACAATATAGCTACAGAGATGTAGCAGCTTGGTTAACCGAAGAATCAGGTAGATATATATCTCATGTAGGTTTAATGAAGAGAGTTCAAATTGAGCGAAAACGTAAGAGAGAAGCTTCAAACCAACGCTACCTCGCTGAAAAATATAAAAAAGCCCTCGAAAAAGCGCAGAAACTTGAAGAAGAAAGACTTGGTGGAAAAGAAACCAGAGCCTCTTCAGATTGAATATGCAGAAGAATTTAATACTAGGGAAGTTATTTTTGAGCCTAATCCCGGTCCACAAACAGAGTTCTTAGCTTCTACTGAACAAGAAGTATTGTATGGTGGTTCTGCTGGTGGTGGTAAATCGTATAGTCTAGTAGCAGATCCTGTACGTTATTTAAATAACCCTAATGCTAGAATGCTTTTAGTACGTAGAAGTACTGAAGAACTAAGAGAACTTATCTCTGTATCTAAACAATTATACCCTAAAGCAATTCCCGGTATTAAGTTCATGGAAAGAGATAAGACTTGGGTAGCTCCGAGTGGAGCAACACTCTGGATGTCTTACTTGGATCGTGATGACGATGTGATGCGATATCAAGGTCAGGCATTCAACTGGATCGGTTTTGACGAATTAACGCAATGGCCTACACCCTATCCTTGGAACTATATGAGGTCACGTCTTCGGACAACCAAAGCCAGTGGACTACCTTTATATATGAGGGCAACAAGCAACCCCGGAGGTCCGGGCCATCAATGGGTAAAGAAGACTTTCATTGACCCTAATACTCCTAATGAAGCTTTTTGGGCTACGGATACAGACAGTGGTGAAATTATATGCTGGCCTAAAGGTCATAGTAAAGAAGGTCAGCCCTTATTTAGACGTAGGTTTATCCCTGCTACCTTATTCGATAATCCTTATCTAGCAGAAGATGGTATGTATGAAGCTAATCTTTTGTCGTTACCTGAGCATCAGCGTAGGCAACTATTAGAAGGTGATTGGGATATAAATGAGGGAGCAGCATTCCCTGAGTTTAATCGTAAAGAACATGTAATAGAATCATACGATATACCTAGTAGCTGGGCTAGATTTAGAGCTTGTGACTATGGCTACGGTTCTCATACAGGAGTTGTGTGGATTGCAGTAACTCCAGCAGAACAGCTAGTTGTATACAGAGAAATGTATGTATCTAAGGTTACTGCTACCGATTTAGCAGATATGATATTAGAAGCTGAAGATGGTGAGAAAATACGATATGGTGTTCTCGATTCTAGTTTATGGCATAATCGTGGTGATACTGGCCCATCATTGGCTGAACAAATGATTATGAAAGGTTGCCGTTGGAGGCCATCTGATAGATCTAGGGGATCTCGTGTAGCAGGTAAAAATGAAATACATAGACGATTACAGATTGATGAATTTACAGAAGAACCTAGATTGGTATTTTTTAACAGTTGTGTCAATACCATTTCTCAGCTACCTGCCTTACCTCTTGATAAAAATAATCCAGAGGATGTAGATACAAATGCAGAAGATCACTTGTATGATGCGTTGAGGTATGGTGTTATGACTAGACCACGTAGTAATTTATTTGACTTTGATTCAAATAATCACCGTACAGGGTTTCAAGTTTCAGATGCAACCTTTGGATATTAAGGATAAGATATGGAAGAAGATTTTGAAGAAATGATCATGGATAGAGAAGAAACTACATCTATAGAAGATGTGGAAGAAGAAAGCTATTCAGATCCATCAGCAGGACAGATTGTTAGTTTTGTTAGAGAAAAATATTCTAAAGCTGAAACTGCACGAGAGCTAGATGAACAACGTTGGATTCAAGCTTATCGTAACTATCGTGGTATCTATGGCCCTGATGTACAATTTACTTCTACAGAAAAATCTAAAGTATTTGTTAAAGTAACTAAGACTAAAGTACTAGCTGCATATGGTCAAATTGCAGAAGTATTGTTTGGCGGTAATAAATTTCCTATTACTATTGATCCTACAATTTTACCTGATGGAGTTGAAGAAACAGTAAACTTTGAGTCTAATGCAGATCAACGAAAGGCAAATGAAAGTTTGCCAGATTTACTTCCGGGTGAAACGTACCAAGATTTTAAAGAACGTCTTGCAGGTATGCAGTCAAACTTAGAGCCAGTAATGGAGTATCTACAACCCGGACCTGCTAAAACTCCTACTTCTCCACAGTTTTACCCTGCTGAAGTTGCAGCTAAAAAGATGGAAAAGAAAATACATGACCAACTAGAAGAGTCTCACGCAAAGAAACATCTTCGTGCTGCAGCTTTTGAGGCAGCGTTATTTGGTACTGGTATTATGAAAGGTCCATTTGCAGTAGATAAAGAATATGCAAATTGGGATGATGAGGGTAATTATTCTCCTGTATTTAAAACTATTCCACAAACTAGCTCTGTATCTATATGGAACTTTTATCCTGATCCAGATGCGGCTACTATGGAAGAAGCAGAGTATATTATAGAACGTCACAAGATGTCACGTTCACAACTACGTGGTTTAAAAAATCGTCCATACTTCCGTGAAAATGCAATTGATAATGCATTGCGTTTAGGTGAATCCTACAATAAAGAATGGTGGGAACATGTAATGGAAGATAACTCAGAACAAGATCAAGCAGATCGTTTTGAGGTATTAGAGTTCTGGGGTTTTGTAGACACTGAGTTATTAGAAGAACAAGCTATTGATATCCCTGATGACCTAAAAGGTGCGGAGCAATTAAGTGTAAACGTTTGGATTTGTAATGGACAAGTACTTCGTTTAGTAATGAACCCATTTACTCCAGCTTATATTCCATACTTTACTGCACCATATGAAATGAATCCCTATAGTATCTTTGGTGTTGGTATTGCTGAAAATATGGATGATACACAAACATTAATGAATGGCTTTATGCGTATGGCTGTAGATAATGCTGCACTATCAGGTAACTTACTTATTGAGATTGATGAAACAAACCTAGTTCCGGGGCAAGACCTATCTGTATATCCGGGTAAGGTATTCCGTAGACAGGGCGGTGCTCCGGGTCAAGCAATCTTTGGAACTAAGTTCCCTAATGTAAGTAATGAAAATATGCAGATGTTTGATAAAGCAAGGGTATTATCTGATGAATCAACTGGTTTCCCATCTTTCGCACATGGTCAGACAGGCGTTACTGGTGTGGGCCGTACTGCTTCTGGTATTTCTATGCTTATGTCTGCTGCTAACGGTAGTATACGGAATGTAGTCAAAAATATAGACGATTACTTACTAGCACCGCTAGGCAAAGCTTTCTTTAACTTTAACATGCAGTTTAATTTTGATTCTGAGATTAAAGGTGATCTTGAAGTAAAAGCTCGTGGTACAGAAAGTTTAATGGCTAATGAGGTACGTAGTCAACGATTGATGCAGTTTTTACAAGTTGTACAGAATCCAGCATTAGCACCGTTTGCACGTATGGATTACATTGTACGTGAGATTGCTAAGTCTATGGATCTTGATCCTGATAAGGTTGGGAACAATATGACACAAGCAGCAGTACAAGCTGAGATACTAAAGAAGTTCCAAGAAGCTAATCCACCTGAACCACAACCGGGTGTTCCACCACAAGGTGGCCCTGAGAGCGCACCTGCTGGCGCTCAGGTTCAGGATACCTCTGGGGCAGGGGGAGGTACTATAGGTACTGGTACAGCCCCCCAGCCGGGAGAACAGGGCTTCTCAGGTAATACTGGTGGAGATACTATACAGTGAGTCAACTAAAACTAGTCGTAAATAATAAGCCACAGTGGGATGCAATGCTAGAAGAAATTTACTTTCGTATTGCATTCGCACATAAACAATTAGAACAATATGACGATCCTTCAGAAATATATCGTTTTCAAGGTGAGATTCGTGCATTAAGATCTTTGACTAAACTTAGGGATAAAATAAACAATGACCAATCTTGATCAACAAATGAAAAAAGGTATGGGTTATGGTGAACTGATTGTAGATAATATACTTGGTTTAGATAACGAATATGAATCATTTGGTGAAAAATTAGGTAAAGCAATTAATGAGGATGAAATAGGATTCCTCAAAGATGCTGCTGTTGGTATCTATGAGGGGGCTAAAGAGTTTGTTACTAGCCCAATAGAAACAACTAAAGAAGTTATTACAAATATTAAAGACAGTGTACAAAGGCTTGGTAGTGAAGATTTAGATACAAGACTACAAAGTATGTACGGTGTATCATACGATCAAGCTACAGATCAACAAGTAACTGCTGCAAGAGAAGCTGTTATTGGTGATGCTATGACTGCATTGGAATTAATTCCTGCAGCTAAGGCAGCAACAGTTACTGCAAAAGCAGCAAGCTCTGCTATACCTAGTGGAGTTAAAGCTGATATAGTAGGTCAAACCAAAGCAGTCTTTGGTGGTGACATGGAGTTTTTAAAAGGTACACCAACAGAACGTTCTGGTACTGTAGGTGTTGGTGCAGAAGTAGTTGGTCAAGATGATGTAAGTCTTGATGATATTACTGATTATATGGATTCAGAAGTAACACCTACTAAATCTAAAAAAGAAACAAACCCTTTAGTTAGAAGTGTAAATGCTAGTAATGTAGAGGTTCAAGCAGATTTAGCAGATTTTCGTAGTTCTGTTTTAGGTTCTTTAGACAATCTTGCCATTGGTAAAGATGGTATGTCTGGCTTTCAAATTAAAAAGTTTTTAGAAAAGAGAGCACCAAAAATAAATAAAACAGAATTGTATTGGTCAGGTCTTTTAGAAAACTTAGACGATAACAAAAAATATTCTAAACAACAATTAAAAACTCTTGCAGATAGAAATGTACCCAGAGTAGATATAGAAGTTCTTGATGGAAGTTATGCACGATATCGTGATCAGCAAAGAGTAGCTTTAAATGTTAATAACAATGTTATGCAGCCTTTAGATGGTTACAAAGAAATAGTTATTGTAAATAAAAATACTAAAGGAACTGAATACAGTGCAGGTCATTATGACATTATGTTTCAACCTGACGGTAATGTTTTAGCTCATGTAAGAGGTAGTTTTGTAGAAAATAATGAACCAGACTTTCCAATAAAAGAAAAGTTTTTTCTTGTTGAAGAATTGCAAAGTGATGCTGTACAACAACATACGGTAGCAGATAAAGCAATTGCTAAGAAAATTAAAGAAGAAAAAGCATCTAAACCAACTTTAGGTGATATAGGTCTTCACTATCAAACAAAAATAAATGAAGCAGTTTTTGATTACCTTATGAACGGCCTTGAGTTTACGGATAAATTTATAAAAGATATAGATAGTTATAATTACCATTTTAGATATATAGGAGATCAAGACACTGCAGAGCAAGCTACACATTTAGGTTTAACTAATATCATAGATGATATGACAAGGTTAAAAAGTCGTTTCTTAGATGGTAATACTAGTAAAGATGCAATTGTATTGCAATTAAGTCAGAAATACGGTTTAAAAGAAAGATCAATTACAAGAAGAAGCATAGAAGAACTAGATGAAGTTGATAATATTTTTGCAAATGTTTTAGGTGATTATGTTTTTGGAAAGACTGCTGTAAGAAAATTTAATAAAGAAAATAATAATAAATTTAAAGAAGATTTAATAAACATCTTTAAAGGTATAAATATTGACACTGGTTTAGAAAAAGATTTAGTTCCAGCTAAATTATCTGATACAATTAGGATGTCTTTGCTTGCTGTAATTAGAGAATCTAAAAGTGAGGGTGTAAATAAAATATATATCCCTACCCCTGAAGTTATATCTAAAGCTCATGATTTAAGTTTAGAAGCTGCTAAAAATACCTATAGTGATGGGGTTAGAAAAGTTTTAAGAACACTTAATAATGAAACAAATGGTAAGATAAAATTTAAAAATAAAAATCCAGAGGGTATATCTTATTATGAAAATAAAGACGCAGTAGGAATAGAAATAGACATTACAGATTTTGATTTACCAGATAACCCACAGTTTAGATTTGATAGAGGTGGACTAGCTGTAAGTCAAACAGAACAAATGATGGGTATGCCTACTATGAGAGATCCTGCTGTCATAGATCCAACAACAGGACAACCGTATGATGCTTTAGGCTCTATGCGACAGCAAGCAGAACAAACTCGTCAAGCAGAAGTTAAAGAAGAATTTGAAAAGTTAAAACTTCCAGAAGATATTCAAGAAGAAGCTGAAGAAATTCTTAGACCTAAGTTAAGACCTGAAGGTTTACCTAATGTTTATGAAACTAAAACTGCAGTAGATAAAGTATTAGATTTAGGATATCTTTTAAAAGAAAAACAAAAAACTGGAGGTGGTCTTAGTAGAATTGTTTCTGGTTTAGATGAAAATAATCCTGTTCATCAAAAAATTATTAAAGGTTTTTTTGACAATGCAGTAGGTGGAGACACAGGATTTAATCCTACTAAAGACGCTTGGTGTGCTGCTTTTGTAAATCACGTACTTACAGAACTTGGTGCAGACCTTATAAATTCTAAAGATCGTTATGATAGGATCAGAGCAAATAAATATAAAAACTATGGGCAGCCTGTAGATATTAATAATATCCAAGAAGGTGATATTGTTGTATTTGATTTTGATAAAGATGGTACTGCTGATCATGTAACTTTTTACGCAGGTGGTAGAATAACAAGTCAAGGTGAAGGTCAGTATATAAATGTAATTGGTGGTAATCAAGCTGGTGAAGTTTCTATAAGAGAAAATCATCCCTTGTATACATTAGATAATGTGGCTGCAATTAGAAGAATTACTTATGATGGTGATGCATATGAAATAGCTCAAAGCCATAAAGATTCTGACCCAATATTTAAAACCTTCTTACCAGAAGAACATGAAGACTATGCCTTTAATTTACAAGGTAATTATAACAAAGGTGGAATGACTATGAATGGACAAATGGAAATGGCATTTATGCAAGATGGTGGATTAAAAGATGATGGGATGAAAAAAGATCCGATATCAGGTAATCCAATCCCTAATGGCTCTATGGCTAAAGAGGTGCGAGATGATATTCCTGCCCAACTGTCTGAAGGTGAGTATGTTGTACCTGCTGATGTCGTAAGATACCTTGGTGTAAAACACTTTGAGGATTTACGTGATAGAGCAAAAAGTGGCTTGCAGAATATGGAAGCAAATGGTAGAATAGGTGGAGAGCCAATTCCACCAATGCAACCACAGATGGCTGATGGTGGTGATCTTACTCCACAAGAAATGAATGAAATTACTAATATGATGAACCAAGGTGGTATGGCTCGTAAAGGATACTATGGTGGTGGGTTTTCTAATACTGGTGGTGGTACTAGTTTTTATGATCCAGACCCTGCTAAAACTGCAAAAGCAATTGCTACACCAACAAAATATACTGGCTCATTTAGTAATGTAAATAGGCCAGTTGGTACAGGTACTGTTGTTCAAGATAGTCCTGTTACTTTGTATGGACCTAATGGACAAGTAGTAACTGTACAGCTACCTTCACAACAAGAAGCTTATAATAATTATCTTACACAAGGTTATTCAACTACACCTCCGGGTACTACAAGTATTACACAACCTCAAACAAGAAGCTCTAGTGATAGAGATGATGCTAAAGCAGAAAAGAAACGACTAGCTGATATGGTTGCAGAACAAGAAAGAGCTAGTCGAGTTGCAATATCAGATATGACTAAAGAACAAGCCCTTGAAGCATATCAAGGTGTAGAAATGGCTAAGTATGTTACTTCTGGTATGGTAGCTTTAAATCCAGCTATTGCTATTATTGGTAGACTATTTGCTGGTAATGAAAGCAAAAAAATTGAAGAACGTTTAAAAGAACTAGGTGTAACTGAATTACCAAAAGTTGACTATAAAAAAGGTGGTATAATAGGTAATATACTAGGTGGTAATAGTCTATTAGATGTATTAGATAATGCTATTACAGGACTACAAGAAGGTAAAATTGGTGCTGGTAAATCTACATATGTAGCACAATTTAAACCTTCTAACTCTGGAGAGTATGGAAATAATTTGCAACAGTCTACAGGCAGTCTGTGGGGCAGTGAACAGGAAGCATATGATCATGCAGTTAAAAGTGGTAACTATCATGTAGCAAATCACTTTGATGCTGTTAATCGTTTACGTGGTAAACAAAATAATTTTTATGAGTCAACTAAAGGTATGAGTAAAACTGCTGCATATGCTGAAGGACGTAAACTTGGACTATCTGTACATGACATGGATCAAGCATTTAAATATGGTGGTAGTTTAGGTAGAGCTATTTCTCAAGGTGTTGTTAAAAAAGAAGGTTTCTTTGGCACATATGAATTTATAGAAGGTAAAACAGTAGCTGATGTACAGGGTGGAACTACACCTGATCCTAGCAAACCTACAACTCCACAAGATAAAATTACTCCTGTTAAATCTGAGGATAATAATAAAGGACCATCTCATTCAGAGATTATGGCTCAACATAATGCAATGAGAGAAAAAACTAAAAAAGCAGGTGAAACAGCACAAAAAAGTTTAGATACTTATAAAAAACAAACTGCAGGTCTTTCTAAATCAGATCAACAAAAAGAAGCAGAAAAAAGAACAGAGTCTGTTATAAGTGATATGCAAAGAGGAATACAACGAGGATTTAAAAAAGGTGGTTTAGCATCTAAACCTAAAAAATAATAAGGCTACTCAGCTACGGCTGACCCCAACATAAAAGGAGATAGGATATGCCTGAACTAGCAGAAGTGGAAGCACCAAAAACTGCAGGATTTGTAGATCGTGGATATAGTTACGAGAAACGAAAAAAGAAAATAGAAGATGAAGAAAAGGAGATAGCAGAGCTTGAAGCCCAACAACGTGGTGAATCTGAAGAAGTCGAAGAAGAAACCAAAGAGGAAGAGGCCAATACAGAAGCTGAAGAAGAAACGTTATCTGCAGAAGAAAAATCTTTTAAAAAACGTTATGGTGATCTAAGACGCCATATGCAGCAGAAAGAAAAAGAATGGGATGCAAAGCTTGAAAAGCTACAAACTTCTAAATCAAGTGTTATCCCACCTAAGTCTGATGAAGACATAGAAGCATGGGCAGAAAAATATCCTGACGTTGCTGGTATAGTAGAAACTATCGCAACTAAAAAAGCACAGGAGATGTTTGAGAAAGCTGATACTCGACTAAAAGAACTAGACGAAGCTCAATCAGAAGCTAATCGAGTTAAAGCTGAGAATAAAATACGTGAGTCACATTCTGACTTTGATAAACTACGTGAGTCAGACGAGTTTCATAATTGGGCTGACGAACAACCTAAGTGGGTTAAAGATGCACTTTATGAAAATGCAGATGACCCAGCTTCAGTAGTACGTGTTATTGATCTTTATAAAATAGATAAAGGTCTTACTATTAAAGATAAAAAAGCAAATAAAAAAGCAGCAGCTTCACCAGTTACTAAACGTAGCAAAACACAAGTTGATGTAGCTGATGCTAATGAAATGATCCGTGAGTCAGATGTTGCTAGAATGTCTGATAAAGAATTTGAAGAACGCTCAGATGAAATTACTAAAGCAATGCGTAATGGTAAATTTATCTATGACGTGTCTGGTAATGCCAGATAACTATTGACAAATAAAAAATCAATAGTATAACTAGGGAGTATGAAACAAAAGCCTCTTGTGACTACCTTTTGTTTTATACTTATTTCCAATAAAGTCTAAACTAGGAAGAACTACCTGTTCGAGTATAGGCCCGTATGTTTAACGGTTGGCCGACTGTTAGCCTTACGCACCCTAGAAAAGCAACAGCCTCTTATTGGTATTAGCTTTTAAGTAAGCCAACTATCAGGAGGATTTATTATGGCTTTTACAACTGCAGGGGGATACGGTAACTTACCTAACGGTAATTTTAGTTCCGTAATCTACTCCAAAAAAGTACAACTTGCATTCCGCAAGAGTACTGTTTGTGGTGATATCACTAACTCTGATTATTTTGGGGAAATTGCTGCCCAAGGTGATACGGTGAAAATCATCAAAGAACCTGAGATTTCAGTCTCGTCTTATGCACGAGGTACACAGGTTTCAGCACAAGATCTTGACGATGAGGATTTTTCTCTTGTAGTCGATAAAGCAAACTATTTTGCTTTTAAGATTGACGATATTGAGGAAGCTCACTCACATGTTAACTTTATGGATCTTGCAACTAACCGTGCAGCATATCGTTTGGCTGACCAACATGACCAAGAAGTTCTTGGCTATTTGGCAGGTTTCAAACAGTCATCTTTGCACTCGCAAGCAGATACAGCTAATGACGTTGTAAACGGATCAAAAGCTGTTTCAACTGCTGGTTCTAACGAATTGCTTTCAAGTATGCAATTGAAAAAGGGTGACTTCGGTAACATCACAACTGGTTCTGCTGGAGATCATTCGATCCCACTAGCAGCACGTTTGCCGGGTGCTACTGCACTACCAACTGCTACAGCTTCACCAGCAATGGTTGTTGCTCGTATGGCACGTCTACTTGATCAACAACAAGTTGATAAAGCTGGACGGTGGCTTGTAGTTGATCCAGTATTCATGGAACTTCTTGCTGACGAAGACTCACGTTTCTTCAATGCAGATTTCGGTGAATCAGGTGGACTACGTAATGGTCTTGTCTTGAATAACTTCCACGGTTTCCGTGTATACACTTCAAGCAATTTGCCAGCAGTAGGTACAGGACCGGGTACAACAGGTTCTGCAAACCAAAACACTAACTATGGTGTTATTGTCGCTGGTCATGATTCTGCAGTAGCAACTGCAGAGCAGATCAACAAAACTGAAACATATCGTGACCCTGACTCATTTGCAGACATTGTTCGTGGTATGCATCTATATGGTCGCAAGATCCTTCGTCCAGAAGCTCTTGTTAATGCCAAGTATAACGCAGCGTAAGGGAGGATTGAATTATGGCATTAGGTGATAACACACTCCAATCTGCACGAGGAGCGAACAGCAATCCGGGTAGAAAACCTTACATGGTTCAAACTGTATTGAACCTAGCAACTGCTTTGTCAGACAAAGGTTCTGCTCTTGCAGCATCCGATGTTGTTCCTGTAATTGCTGTACCAAAAGGTACAATGATTTTGAATGCAGGTATTGAAGTTGACACAGCATCAGATGGTTCTACATTTACTGTAGACCTTGGAACTGGTGTAGATGCTGACGTATTCGTTGATGGTTTTGACGGTACATCTGCAGCAGCGGTAGTTGCACAAAATCCTGCAGCATATCAGCCAGTAATGGCTGTAGCTAATGACAACATTGATCTGACAATTGCTACATTGTCTGGTGGTGCTGTTACTACAGGTAAATTCCGTATCTGGGCAGTAATGATGGATTGCACAGATGCAGGTAAAGACGGTACTGCTCAAGAAGTAGACCGTGATTTACTAGCATAAAATAACTTTAAGGGGCTGCTTTAAGGTGGCCCCTTAAACTTAACTAGAGGATTCCAAACATGGGCATTACAACAGCAATGTGTACAAGTTTTAAAGGTGAACTGCTTGGCGGTATCCATGATTTGGATACCCATACTATTAAACTTGCATTAATTAAAGCTTCACCTTCTGGTACATATAATGCAGCAACAACTAATTATTCAGATGTAACGGGTAACTCTGATGAAGCATCTGGTACAAATTACTCTGCAGGTGGTCAAAACCTAGATAGTCCAGCTATTACTACATCTGGAACTACTGCAATGGTAGACTTTGCAGATGAAGTATTTTCAAACGTAACAACATCAGCAGATGGGTGTATTATATATAATTCATCTGCATCTAATAAAGCCATTGCTGTAATTGATTTTGGTGGTACAGTTAGTGCTACAGCAGGTGATCTAACTATTGAGTTTCCAGCAGTAGGAACAAGCACTGCAGTAATTCGTATTGCCTAAGAGATAAACTATGGCTGTTATAAAGGCTTCAGCAAGATACGGTACAGGTAGATATGGAGTATCTGCTTATGGTGTTGAAGACATATCAATTACTCTTGCTAGTGTTGCAGCTACAGGCGCAGTAAATACAGTAGAAGAAAAACCTACTGAAGTTCTTAACAGTGTAAGTGCAACAGGTGCAGTTAATACTGTAACTGTAAATATACAAGAAGACATAGCTGGTGTAAGTGCAACTGGTGCTTTAGGCACAGTAGGTATTAGTAACACTGTAACACTCACTGGTATAGCAGGTACAATAGCAGTAGAATCTGTATCTGCTGGTGGTTTTGAAATTGACATTACAGAACGTATTAGTACAAGCGTAGTTGCAACAGGTGCTATTGGTACTGTAAAACTACAAGTAGATGAAAACTTAAATAGTGTAAGTTCTACAGGCTCTATTGGAACTCTTGTACTACACGCAGATTCACAAATAACATTAATAGGTGTTACAGCCACAGCTTCGGTAAACGAAGTAGAAGATCAAACAACTGAAAAACTTGATAGTGTATCGGCAACAGGTACAGTACAGGCATTAGCACAAGTTAAAATATCAGAACGTTTAGCATCTGCATCAGCTACAGGAACTATAGGATTTAGTGCAACTAATGTAACAGCCGTTAGTCCTAACTTTAATACATTTGCTGAAAATTATAGCCGTAGACGTACAGTTATATTACCAAAGGCAGCATAATGTCTACAGGATTTGATAGGACAATAAGAGTAAGATCAGAGCAACGTTTAGTTTATATAGATGGTGCAACAACTACAACTACAAAAGAAAGAACTATAATAGTTCAAAAAGAAAATAGAGTAGTTCTTCCTAAAAGAGAAACAACTGCTTTAGACAGAACCATACGTATAGGTTAGGATTAAAGATGAGTTTTCGGTGGCCTAGTAAAGACCCAGATGAACAGCTAGATTACAGTGTAGATTGGTCACGATTTCTTGACGATGGTACAGTTACACCCCCAACAATTACTGCTGTAACTTGGTTTATTCAATCTACTTTGTATAATACAAAAACACAAATAGATGCAGGTGAAACATTTACAACTGCTTCAAGTAGTGCAACAACAGATAGTATGCAGAATGTATCTCAAACAAATACAGGAACTGTTGCAACTATAAATCTTGCTGGTGGGCAAAATAATGTAGAGTATACACTTACATGCCGTATTACTTTTGGTGCAACAAATAGAATTGCAGAACGAACTGTTAAATTAAAAGTGAAGGAACGTTAATATGGCATATGATTACATTGGATTAGTCAATGACATAAACCGTAGGATTAATGAAGTTGAATTAACTTCTAGTAACTTTGCAACTGCATCTGGTGAGTATGCAATGGTAAAAGATGCGGTTAACTCTTCTATTCGTTATATTAATCAACATGAATATGAGTGGCCCTTTAATCATGTAGAAACAACAGAAACATTAACTGCAGGTATTACACGTTATGCATACCCTTCAGATGCAAAAACTTTAGACTTCGATAGTTTTCGTATTAAACGTAATGACACTTTTGGTAACGAAACTAAAAAACTAAGAATAATGTCTTATGAGGAGTATTTAGAAAATTTTGTAGATGCTGAATATAATACATCTACTGCACTTCGTGGTTTACCTGATTATGTTTTTAGAACACCTAGCTCAGAGTTTGGTTTATCAAAAACACCAGATAAAGCTTATGAGCTAGTATATGAATACTATAGACTACCTGTAGATTTATCTAATAACACTGATGTGCCATCTATACCAGAACAGTTTCGTTATATTATTGTAGATGGTGCAATGCATTATGTTTATATGTTCCGTGGTGAAACACAAGAAGCACAAATTATGCAAGCTAAATATTTAGACGAGATAAAAAGTATGCGTAGCTTGTATGTTAATCGTTATGATTATTTAAGATCGCCAGTAATAAATCAAACAAATACTTCCTTTAATACTATTAGGGTTTCTTAATACATGCCAACAACTCGTCAAACATACCCTATAGAATTTAAGGGTGGACTTGTTACTAATATGAGTCCTTTGCAGCAAGGTATTAATGCACCGGGATCTGCAAGAACTCTTAGAAACTTTGAACCATCTATTGAAGGTGGCTATCGTAGGATTGAAGGGTATACAAAATACAATAGTAGTATTATACCACCGTATGGTGCTCCTGTAGTACATGGAGCTAGTCAATCTGGCACTACCCTTATTATAGGTAATATACATCAAACACCAGAAGCAGGTGATACACTTACAATAACAGGTGTAACAGGAACATATACTATTGCATCTGGTGGTGTAACATACGATGCTACAAATAATAGAGCTACATTAACTCTTACAGGTTCTCTTGCTAGTTCTCCTGCAAATGCAGCAGCAGTTACATTTGCTACAACAACCAGTAATTATCTTATGCTTGGTTGTGGTGTATTCTTAGACAGAGTTATTGTTGCTAAAAACGATGATCTTTTTAAAGTATCTTCTAGTACAATAACACATATCAATGTACCTAATTATGGTACTGTACTTGTGAATGGTGCATCACAAACTGGATCAAGTCTTATTGTAGATGGTTTAACTGCAGCCCCACAAGCAGGTGATGTATTTAAAGTAGCAGGTATAGATAAAGTATATACTGTAACTTCAGATGCATCTGTAAGTTCTGGTGGTTCTACATTAGCCATAAACCCTGCATTAGCTAGTTCACCAGCAGATGATGCTGCAATAACTTTTTTAAGTACATCAAGAGAAAGTGCTGGTAAAACTAGATTTGCACGATATAACTATACAGGAACAGAAAAAATAGCTATAGTAGATGGTACTAATGTTCCTGCATTATATGATAACAGTACGTTTACTGCACTTAACGATGCTCCTACAGATGTTAATGGTGCAAGTTTTGTAGTCAACTTTAAAAACCAACTGTTCTTTGGCAAAAGTAATTTATTAACTTTTACTGCTCCATATACAGATAATGACTTTACAGCAGCTAATGGTTCTGGTACAATCTCTTTAGGGGCGACAATAACAGGACTAGTAGTATTTAGACAACAGTTAATTATTTTTACTGAGTCTTCTATATTTCAATTAGTTGGCAATACAATATCAGACTTCCAACTTCAACCAGTAACAACAGATATTGGCTGTGTAGATACAGATACTATTCAAGAGGTTGGTGGTGATGTAATGTTTTTAGGTCCAGACGGACTTAGATTACTAAGTGCTACAGATCGTATCGGTGACTTTGGTTTAGGTGTCGTATCTAAAACAATACAAAAAGAAGTAACAAGTTTTATTTCTACTAATACTTCTTTTGCTAGTGTAGTTATTCGTGACAAATCACAATATCGCATATTAGGATACAACACTAACATCACACAAGAAAACGCTCAAGGTATACTAGGCACACAGTTTTCTGGTCAAGGTGGTGAAGGAATGGCTTGGGGTGAGTTACGTGGCATTAGAGCTTATGTAGCAGATAGTAGATTTTATCAAAACACAGAAACAATTGTATTTGGTAATGACGATGGTTATTTATACCAAATGGAAGATGGTAATAATTTTGATGGGGCTAATATACAAACTACTTTTGCTACTCCGTTTATGCCAATTAATGATCCACGAGTTCGTAAGACATTTTATAAAGCATTTTTGTATACAGATCCACAAGGTAGTGTATCATTTGATATGAGCCTTAAATTAGACTTTGACCAAAAAGATAGTATACAACCAACAGAAATAAATTTTGATAATAATACAGGACAAGTTGCATTTTATGGTACAGCAGCATTTGGATCATCTGCAGTATATAGCACTAAACTTTTAACTTTATTTGAGACACAATTAATTGGATCAGGATTTACAGGGTCCATACAGTTTGAATCAGACAGTACAGACCCACCATTTTCTCTTGATGCAATCACAATAGAATTTGGTAATAACACGAGAAGGTAAACCAAGATGGGAACAGGTTACACTAGAAACGATACATCTAATAACATTGCTGATGGTAACATTATTAATGCTGCAGACTTAGATGGTGAATTTGACGCAATTGAAAGTGCTTTTGGTACAAGTGGACACACACATGATGGAACATCTGCAGAAGGTGGTCCTATTACTGTGCTTGGTCCTGTCCAAGACTTTGTAGCAAGTGCCACTGAAATTAAACCTAAGACTACCAATACACTTGATATTGGTACAAATAGTCTTTTGTTTAAGGATATGTTCTTAGATGGTGTAGCTACACTTGGTAGTATTAAAATTGATAATGCTGGTACAATTGGTTCTGCTTCTGATAGTGATGCTATTGCTATTTCTTCTGGTGGTGTTGTTTCCTTCTCACAAAACACTATTGGTAAGACAGGCTCTGGTCACGTACTTTCAATTCAAACATCACACACAACTATGGAATCAGGCGATGTACTAGGTAAGATTGAGTTTAGTGCTCCTGATGAAGCTAGTGGTACAGATGCCATACTTGTTGGTGCATCTATTGAAGCATTAGCAGAAGATACATTTAGTTCTTCTGTAAACTCTAGTGCTCTTGTATTTAAAACCAATACATCTGCAGCAGCTACAGAGCGTATGCGGATTAAGTCTACTGGTGAAATGTCATTTACTGGTGCTGCAGAAATATCCAACACTTCAGGTGATTTTACTCTTGATGTAGCAGGTGATATTATCCTTGATGCTGCTGGTGGTGAGGTTCGTTTTGCAGATGGTAGTCAACAAGAATTTGTAGTTGATATGAATGATGCAGCAACAAAAACGATTTTAAGAACTTTAGTTTCTGATGCTGATTTGGTTTTTGAAGGTAATGATGGTGGTGCAGGTTTTACTGCCCTTACCCTTGATATGTCTGAGGCTGGTGCTGCTACGTTTAATTCGGCAATAGGGGTTGGTAGTGCGGCTGCAACTGGTTATGCCGTTGATGTAACAGGTCTATCTGGCTATGACGATATTATGCGGTTGACTGCGGTTGGTACAAATATTGGTGCAAGAATAAACCTTACCAGCACAGGCACAGGCGTTAATAGAATTAATGCTACGAATAACAGCCTTGCTTTGCAGACTGGTGGCACATCTCGCATAACCATAGACAGCAGCGGTAATGTTGGGATTGGGCAATCTCCAAATATGAAGCTAAACATTCTTCATGCTGATGAAGATGGAATAAGATTAAATACTGCAGATGGTGCAGCAAGTTTTATAGATTTTGGTGATGCAAGTGATAACGATATAGGTCGGATTAGCTACGACCATGCAGACAATCACATGGCATTTCGCACTAATAACGCAGAACGCATGCGCATCGACAGCAGCGGTAATGTCGGCATCGGCACAAATTTGCCAGACACCCTTTTGCATCTGTCAGGTGCAGATACAGCGGTAATTCGTCTTGAAAATAGTGATAGCTCCCTTGTGGCTGATCAACTTATTGGTGGTCTTGAGTTTGAGAAAACCGATGGCTCTGGCGCTGGTGTAGGTGTTGTTGGTGGTGTGCGAATGCACTCAGAGGGTAGCATTGGGCAAAGCACATATTTAGCTTTTAGCGTTGCATCATCATCTTCAAATAATTATGAAGCCATGCGCATTGATAGCCTTGGCGATATTGGGATTGGTACAACCGATCCAAGGCATAGATTGGATATAGAAGATAGCGCAACTGGAGCCATTCCGACAAATGCTGATATGGGCGCATCTAATGAAAACGGCAATTATTTCTCATTTCACAACGAAAATAACTCTGCAACATTTTCTGGACTGGCATTAGAAACAAGAACATCTGGTGCTTCAAAGTGGTTAATTGCTAATGAATGGCAGAGTACTTACCTTGGTGACTTAGTATTTAGAGTTAGAGATGGTGGCACTTCTTCCTCTGAAGTTATGCGCATCGACAGCAGTGGTCGAGTGGGAATTGGAGGAACTCCTAACACTAGTTGGCGTGATGATATAGCAAATCAAAAAGTTCTTATGCTTGGTACAGAGGCTACTCTTTTTTCAGATGCAGGAGTAACAACTGAACTTTATAATAATGCGCTTGTAAATGACAGCGATACAATCGTAAACATATCTACACGAGGGGCTTCTCGTTATTATCAATATCAAGGGGCGCATAAGTGGTATACCGCAGCTTCTGCTAGTGCAGGGTCAAATATAAACACTGAAATGACCACTCCAAAGATGACACTGGATGTAAGCGGTAATGTTGGAATTGGGGCTACCACCGTTGATGAAATGCTCCACTTGGAGAAAACATCTGGCACAACCTTGGTTAAAACAGAAGTAGGCGGTAATTCTACTGTAGGTTTTGAAATTAAAAAGACTGGTTCTACTACTAGCAACTGGAGAATCGTAGACGGTCAAACGGTTAACGGCAAGTTAGAGATATACGATGTAACAGACAGTCGTTCTATTATGACGTTTGATGGCGATGGCAACGTAGGCATTGGGACGATAAGTCCGATTGCTGATCTATCCATCGTTGATAGCAGCACAGGCTCAGGGATTGAAATCCAACCAGAGGTAACAACCAATACAAACAGAATTACAAACTATGACCGTGTAGAAAGTGCTTATAAAAAGTTTCGCCTAGATGCGCTTGAGCATGCTTTCTACGTTAGCGGAACAGAGCGTATCCGTATCGAGGATACAGGCAGCACTGTACGCTTTGGCGGTACTACAAATGCAGGATACGTTGATTTTGATAGTTCAAGTCTTCAACTAAATACCCAACGTAATCCAAACACTGGTAGTTTTACGAACACAGGCAGGGCGCATACTTCTATTACCCTGTCTGATGGTAATGGCACAGCCGCTAATTCTTACATTAGATTTATGACTTCAGAATCTAATAATACCACTGCAACAGAGCGTGTGCGAATAAAAGCAAACGGCAACGTAGGAATCGGAACAACAAGCCCAGCCTCTCGTCTCCATCTAAATGCTAGTTCTGGTGTTGATATGATGATGACTAGAACATCAGGAGCAACTTCAGGACAACTAGGAAATATTAGATTTGGCAACACAAATGTTGACAGTAACTTAGCAAACATTGGAGCGCATCAAGACGGTGCGACAGATGCCGCATATTTAACTTTTGAAACACAAGCAACAGGCGCAGCTACGGCTGAACGAATGCGTATTCTAAGCACTGGCGACATAAGAATGTCTACAAACAGTCAAACAACTGCTTTTTACTTGGACCACAGTAGTGATGATATTATTTTTGGGTCATCCTCAACAGGAAATAGCAATGCATACTTTGGTAATTTACATAGTGCTGACAATTTCTTTTATGCAGCAAATAATTCTTCTAACACAACAACACCACCTATATTTGTAAATCGTCAAAATAATGACGGTCTTTTAATTTTATTTAGGCAGGGCGATTCGGATGAAGGCAGCATTGAGGTTAGTGGTTCTACTGTTTCACTAAACGGTTTTTCAGGTAAACACGAAAGCTCTGGTATTTCTACGAGTGTAGAGATTGGCACTGTAGTAAGTACTATTGATGAATTGGATGTTTATCCAAATACACAACTTGACGTGAAAACAGGAGAAGAAATACCTAATCCCAAAGCAGGGCAAACTAGAACAGACCACGCAAAAGTAAAAGTCTCTGACAGAGAAGGTGATACAAGAGTTTATGGGGTGGTAAACAAATTTACACCAGAAAATAAAGTTATGGTTACTTCTCTTGGCATTGGATCAGTAAAAGTAACAGGTGCCTGTGCTGGTGGTGATCTGTTAGAAAGTAATGGCGATGGTACTGCTAAGGTTCAGTCGGATGACATTATAAGAAGTAAAACAATCGGAAAAGTAACAATAGGAAACAGCAACACAGGTGTTAAACTTGTGTCTTGTGTCCTGTATTGCGGATAAAAAGGAGAATAAAATGGCAGTTTCATACACATGGTTAGTATCAAACACTGAACGCAACTTATCAGACGGTGGTGTAACAGTAGCACACTGGCGTTGTACAGGAGTAGAAGGTGACAATAGTGCATCTTCTTATGGTACAGCAGGTTTCACACCTGATGCATCAGCAGATGGTTTTGTAGCCTATGATAGCTTAACTGAAGCAAATGTACTTGCTTGGGTATGGGGTCAAAGTGAAACATGGAAAGCTGATGTAGAAGCATCTATTGCAACTAAGATTGATGCAATAGCTAACCCCACCACAGGCACAGGAGTGCCTTGGTAATTTGTCAACTTAAAAAGGAGAAAACAGATGGCAGAGAAAAAAACAACGCCTATTGTTATTGATGACGTAGAATATCAATATGAGGATATGACACAGGAGCAGCAAGTTCTTGTTAATCACGTAGCAGATTTGGATCGTAAGATTAAATCTACACAGTTTAATTTAGATCAGTTAAATGTTGGTCGTGGGGCATTTATGAATGCACTTACAAATGCATTAACTGTAGAGCCAGAAGAAAAGGCCGCATAATATGCAAGAGGGTTGGCACTTATCAAAGTCTGTACCAGTTACATTCATTTTAGCAATTGTAATGCAAACGGTAGCATTAGTTTGGTATGTGTCAACTCTTGACGCAGCAATCAAAAACAATTCTCGTGAACTAGCTAGACAAGAAGCAAGGTTAGAAACTGTAGAAAAAACAGTGCAGTCACAAGCTGTAATGCTTGGTCGTATAGATGAAAACATAAAAGCAATAAGATCATCTGTAGAAAAGATGGCAAATAGAGATGATAATTAAGGTTTGCCATAATGATAGAAGTATTAGCCTTAGCAGGTGCAGTAACTAAGATAGCTGGTGCAGTTAGCTCATCTATTAAAGCTGGTGGTGATGTAGCAAGTTTACTTCCTCATTTTGGTAAATTAGCTAAATTAGAAGCTGACATTAATTTAGCTGAACAGGGTAGACACAAAGGCCCACTAGGTAGGTTAAGTTCATCTGAAGAAGAAGGCTTTGCAATTGCACAAGCCAAGATGAAACACAAAGAAGCACAGAACGAATTACGTGAAGTGTGTAGACTATATGGCCCTCCCGGTATGTGGGATCTTGTTGTAAAAGAACAAGCTGCCGCTAGGGTAAGACAAAAAGAAGCACTAGAGGCACAAGCTAAAGCAAGAGACAGATTGTTTTGGGGTATATCAGTAGCAATAGGTGTGACATTTTTTGTTGTTGGATTAACCGCAATGATCTGGGGTCTTAACGAAGTAGTGAATGGATAAAATATAATGGGATTTTGGAGTGACTTATCAATGGGTTTAGGTGTAACACCTAAGACTCAAGACTATGTAGATCGTACAGCAAGAACAATTGAAAGAACTCAAGGTTCTAATAATGCTAGTACTTATTCAAATCAAATGACTAATAAAGTTAATGAAAATACAGGTCAAAACTTTCAAAATAACTACACTCCTAGTGAAGGATCTCAAGCTGTTGTAAATCAATTTAATGATAATGATGACAACGATAGATCTACAACTACTACTACATCAACATCACAACCAGACAGATCAACAATGTTTGGTGGTAATTTAAAAGATTATTCATATTTAAATAATAATCGTTTTCAAGCAAATGATTTAACTAGCGATGGTAATATGGTTGGCTATTCAAAGTATGGTCAATCTGTAGGTTCTAGTATTATTATTACTCCAGAAGGAAAATATCAATTAAATCCTAGTGAGGCTGTTAAAGACAGGCTAGGTGTAGCTGCAACAGATTTTGATACATTAGACGAAGCATTTAATATGCTTGATAGATTTAATGATGAACCATCAAATACTTTTGCTAGATATAATGCAGCTATACAACAGGGTTTAGATGATACTAAAGCTAGTATCTATGCAAACAATACTAGTTTTGGTAATCCCTCAGAGGTAACTGATGATGATGTAGGAGAAATGCAAGGTCCAGTTTATGAACCTGACGATCTAGAGGGAACTAGTGAACCCGATACTTCTGAACCTTTTCGTAGAGAAGGTGTTAATTATGTTGAACATGATGGAAAGATGGTTCCAGAAGAAGTTAAAAATGGTTTAGAAATGCTTGTTGGGCTTCGTGATACTGACCTAAGCTATGATGTTAATGGTGATGGTAAGGTTGATATGAACGATATCTTAGGGTTTATAAGATATGGCACAGGTTTAAGTCAAGATGAAGCTACTGAAACCTTTATGCAAAACTTTTATACACCAAAAGATGAACCAGAAGAAACTATAGTAGAACCTGAAGAGCCTGATGTTGGTGAAGTTATGGATGATGTAGAAGAACCTGAACCAGATCCTACACCAGAACCAGTAGTTCAACCAGAACCTCAACTAGAACCTCAACCAGAACCTCAACCAGTAGTTCAACCAGAGATAATAACTCGTCCTGTCGTATCAGGAACTGATGCAGTTTATAAACCATTGCCACAAACAGACAGTGGTACATATACTGCTACACCTTATGATCCTGCAACACCTACATATTCAATCCCTGCACAAGTACAGCCACAAACTACACAATTCAGTCCTCAGTATGTAGCTGGACCTGTACAACAAACCGTAAGTTTACCAACTGCAGGTACTCCAACAGGTCAAACTAGGACAATTATGTATAGAAATCAAAGAGGTCAACAAATACCAATAACAGAAATAGATGGTAAGCCTATGACTTATGTACCACCCGGATATACAAGAGTTGGGGCAAGCCAACCTTTTAATCAAGGTGGACCAGTTGGTTATGCAGAAGGTGGTGATACTAGTCTAGATGCAGAGTATAACTTAGCAACTAAATTTCTTGGTTATAAAGGGCCAAAATCTAGATCTTCACTTAATGATTTTATGGAAGCCAACCCCGGTGCTGCTGCTCGTATGGGTAAGTATCAACAAGCTATGAGAGGTATGTATAAAGGTGGGGTTGTATATGCTTATGAGGGTACAGATGTAGGACTTACTGATGGTGGTACTGCAGATGCTGGTATCTCTGGTGAAGGTGATGAATACTACGACACAACATTACCACAGTTTTTTGATGCTGTTAGCCAGACTATGCAGCCAATGCAGTCTACTTATTCTACTATTGGCTACGATCCTAATCAAGCTATAGCAGGTACTGCAGGTCAAGTAGGAACTTATGCTCCTACAGTTGATGCTGCACAAGTAGGTAGGGTAGAACAAGCAACTACACCAACATATACCCCTACAGCAACTTACGGTGCAGCTACTACTGCAGGTCAAGTAAGAGATGAAACTGGTCGGTTACAACCTGTTGCAGGTCAAGTAAGTCGTGAAGCTCAAGTAGATGCAGCACAAGGTAGGTCAACATTAGATATTAATGCAGCCCAAGGTACTGCAACAATGATGACTAACCCTGTAACTAGGGAGATACAATCAGGTGAATTAATTAGTGGTGCTGCAGACGCTCAGAAGGCCGCTAAGTTCACTGAACAGATTCAGGCTGCTCAAGCTACCCCAAGTAAACAAGCCACTGTACAGGGCCAATTAGAAGGTCTTATGCAGCAGTTTGAAGGTGGTGATACACCTGCATGGGCTGCTGGTGCAATGCGTAATGCTATGGGAGCTATGGCTGCTCGTGGTTTAGGTGCTTCTAGCCTTGCTGGACAAGCTGCTGTACAGGCAGCAATGGAATCAGCATTACCTATTGCTCAAGCTGATGCACAAACAATTGCATCTTTTGAAGCTCAGAACTTGTCAAACCGTCAACAACGTGCTATGCTTGCGGCACAACAACGTGCTCAGTTTATGGGTCAAGAGTTTGACCAAGCATTCCAAGCACGGGTACAAAACTCTGCACGTATTGCTGACATAGCTAATATGAACTTTACTGCAGAGCAACAGGTAGCATTAGAGAACTCTCGTGCTGTTAATACAATGAACCTAGCTAACCTATCTAATAAGCAAGCAGGTATTATGGCTGAAGCTGCTGCTATTGCTAACATGGATATGGCTAACTTAAATAATCGCCAACAAGCTGCAGTACAAAATGCTCAGAACTTTATGGCAATGGACATGTCTAATCTTGACAGAGCACAACAGACTGCATTGTTTAGATCACAACAGAATATACAAGCAATGTTTACTGATCAAGCTGCTGAGAATGCTGCACTACAGTTTAATGCTTCAAGTGAAAATCAAACTAAACAATTCTTTGCATCACTGTCTAGCCAAACTTCACAGTTTAATGCAGCACAAACTAATGCAGTAAATCAGTTTAATGTAAATTCTGTTAATGCTATCCGTGAGTTTAATGCTAACTTACAACAACAACGAGATACCTTTAATGCTACTAATGGTTTGGTCGTAGCACAAGCTAATGCTCAATGGAGACAAAACCTTGCTACATTAAATACTGCTGCTGCTAATGAAAGTAATATGGCTTTTGCTGCAGCTATTAATGGTATGACATCAAAGAATATTGATGCTATATGGCAACGTGAACGTGATCTAATGAGTTATAATATTACATCAGTAGAATCTGGTAAAGATCGTGCCTTACAAGTTCTTTTAGGTGAGCAAACACTAGAAGCATTAAGAGAAAAAATTGGTTATTCAGAAGATGCAGCAGAGTCAGAGTTTATGATGAGATTTTTATTCGGTGATTTTGGGGATCTCTTCGATTAATAAAGTGAGTGCTGACAGGAGTTTTAATTTCAATGGCAATGTATACTAAATCCTACAATGATATGCAAAAGGTTTTACAAGACCCAAGCATGTTAAGAAATATATCTAAAGATAAAACAGAGTCTACTGGATTAGCGTCTAGGCTTAAGTCTGCTGCTGCTTCAACAGATGTTGAAGATCCTGCATCAGGTTTAGATCCTGCACCAGAGCTAATGCGTAGGATGCAAAAGTATAAAGGATATACGGATAATGCTGCTGAATCCAGAAAACAAATGATGGATAAAATTAAAGTTCAAAAAGCTTCTCTTGAAGAGCCAATTGAAACAGAAGATAATACTGCTACTTCTTCGTCTGAAACCTTAATGCCTAAACCTAGTAATGTTACAAGTCTTATTGATTTTATTATTGGAGAAGAAGGCTTTAAAGAAAAAGCTTATTGGGATGTAAAGCAGTACACTATTGGTTATGGAACTAAAGCTAAAAGTGCAGATGAAACTATAACAAAAGAAGAGGCTCTTAAACGTCTTAATGAAGAACTAGAGGTTGCTAAAAAAGCAGTGAGTAATTTAGAAAAAGGTTATGATGAAAAATTTACTGCTGGACAAAGAAAAGCATTAACTAGTTTTGCATATAATGCAGGTCAAGGAAACCTTAAAAAACTATCAGACAATGGAACTAGAGGCATTGAAGAAATAGGTGATATGCTGCTTGAGTATGTATATGCTGATGGAAAGAAACTTCCGGGCTTAGTTAAAAGACGACAAAAAGAATACGAATTATTTAACGAGGGTAACTAATGAGCATTATATTTGCAGCACCAATCCCCGGTCAGTCACTAACCACTGAACCAAAGAACATGCCTTTTGAAAGACCACCAGAGATAGTTGATCCTATCGAAGCTCTTGATATGCACATCGAAAACATTACTAAAGTAGAAGCATTAGAAGATGCATTTTATTTTCTTGAGCAAGGATTAACACTAACTGCTTTAGTAGAGGGAGTTCTTCGTAGTGCTGTTATGGAAGGAATGCATAGTATAGATGTTAGTCTTATTATTGCACCAGTATTACATGAATACATTAAAGGTTTAGCTACTGAGGCTGAAGTAGATTTTGATGAAGGGTTTGACAATCCAGAGCGTAAGAAAGCAATGACTTATGAAAGGGATCGTTCTCGTGCTAGGGAAATGTTAAACGAACTTCGTAAAGAAACTGGTGAGTTTCCTGAAGAGATGCCAAAGGATCTTGTAACAGAAGAACCTGCAATGGAAGAACCAAAGGTAGAGGCTGAACAACCAGCCCCCCAAGGCTTGATGGCAAGGAGATAGTAGATGGGATGGAGTTGGGCAGGAGCTTTAAGTGGCATTGATAAGATGCAAGAAAAAGCTTTAAAACAAAAAGAATTAGAAGATGAACGTGAACAAAGCTTACTTGGTTTATATCTTGCTAAGTTAGAGAAACAAGCAGCAACTAAAACTGGTGATAAGTATCGTAATGCTGCACAGTCTGCAATGAAACTACAAAAAAGAATTAGTGGTGCAGATCTTAGTGAGGAAGATTTAGCTTTCTTTAATAATATTATTGATGATCCATTTGCTGCAGAAGAGGTTCTTAACTTCTTAGATACTAATGTTGGTGTTACAGGAGCACCTATTCCATTATCGGATGTCAGATCAATGATGAATATTGTTCAATCTAATATCCCTGAAGAAGAAAAGATAGATTACATGAGTTTAATTACTGGTGCTGATCTTTCTGATAAAAGTAAATACTATGAACTAGCTACACAGTTAACTAATATTACTACTACTCCGGGTCGTACAATTCTTACTGATGTTAAACCTGAAGCTAGGGTTATACCAAAAACTCAAGAAGAACTTTTTGAAAGACAGTTAGGTATCGTTTCAGGTAATCTATTAAGAAATGCTAAACAATTTGTTAAAGATCAAAATTATGATACTAACAATCAACAAGTTGTTAAGATACAAAGTGCTATTGATATGATTAATAGTGGTAATAAAGATTCTATTCAGGTTGGTAGAGAAATATTAATGGAAGAATATTTAACTCCTGAAAACTTTAGACAAGACTTTTTAGAAAACCACCCTGATGCGTTTAGAGGATGGGAGAAAAACTATTACTTACCACCTTCGTTAAAAGCTGGATCAGAACCTACTGAAACACCTGCACCAAAACCAAAAGCAACCTCAGTACCTGAAGCAGCTATAGATGATTTACTTCAAAACAGAAGTGACCCACAAGTTATAAAAGACTTTAATGATGCCTTTGGTCACTTAGGAACTTCAGCAGAAGAATATATAAGACAAAGAACACGAGAGCGATAATGACAAATTACTTTGATAAGTATCTTGAAACAGAGCCTGTAGATACTGAAGAAGAAGAAGAAAAGGATCGTGAAAACTACTTTGATAAATATATAACAGAAGATATTAAAGTAGATTCTTCTCCTGCATTACCAGAGGCTGGTACATATACTCAAGATGACATAGTAGAAAATGACTATGCCTATTCTATTGTAGAGGGGTATATGCGTGACAGATATGGTGATGAATCTATAAAAGATGAAACCAAAGAATCTGTTGTTGATAGTTTTTTAAATAATCGTAGAGGTGTAGTATCAGGAAACTCCGTAAGGGGTTTAGCTGAGATGGATTACATTAACGACATAAAAGATGATGCAGATAAAAAGGCTAGGGCCGCTAAAGCATACCAGTTGTATGAGAATATGGCTGGTATTTTTAGTAAAGAAACATCTTTTGCTGAAAAAGCTGAAGGACTAATGGACTTTAGTAGAAGTGTAATACTTGATCCAGTAAACCTTGTTGGTGGTTTAATTGGTAAAGCTGTTGCTGGTGGATCTCTTCGTGTAGGAACTAAGGGCGCACAAAAAGTTGCTCTTGAAGCAATGAAAAAAGAAGCTACAAAAGAGACAGCTAAAAAAGTAGGCACTAAAGTATTTAGTGATGGAGTAAAAGCTGCACGTACTGCCACTAAAGGTAAGATAGCTGCATACTCACAAAATGTATTAGGTAAAACTGCAGCACAAAGACTAGCTACTAGGGCAGCTATTACAGAGATAGGTGTTGTAACTAGTATTGATGCTATGGTTGGTGCAGGTACAGAATATATGTATCAAGAAGGTATGGTTGATGTAGAAGCACAAGAGGATATCAGTTATTTGTCAGTAGGTATTGCTGCACTTGGTGGTATTCTTCTTGGTGGAGTTCAAGCAGGATTAATTGCTAGACGAGGTGTATCAGATACAGCATTACCTAGTACACTAATACCTGAAGGAAAGACTGAGGGTTTTGTTTCTGAAGTATCTAAAACTATTGATAATTATGTAAAACAAGATAAAGTAGAAATAGGTAGAGATTGGAAAACAAAATTAAAAAGTGGTGCAGTACTATCTAAAGATAGTAAAGATTTTGGTGTAGAGTTTGTACAAAACTTATTGTTTGGTCATGCTGATGAAGAAGGTAATGTTATCTTAAAGGGTATGACTCAGGTTGCATATGAACGTGGATTCGTATGGGCTAAACGTTTTGAAGATGATAAATTTAGTAACTGGATGGCAGATCTAATTGCTGAAGTAAGTGATAAAGAAGCTCAAGGACTACTACGTTCTATAGAAAAAGCAACTGGCAATAAAATTAAGGTTCGAGGTGATGATGGTAAGATCATACCAAGATCTAAAGTTACTGGTCGTGACATAGGCGATATCTTTGCTTACAAACTATCTGAAGCAGGTACTGCACTTGGTGCAGCAGGTAATTCAGCCAGACAATTAGGTATGTCTATTACTGATAAAGAGCTTAAAGATTTATACGACTCAGCTATAGATGGTGGCTTTGTAAAAGATCCTAAAGCAAAGCCCTCTGAACCTAGTAAGTTTATGGAAGGTAGTGCTAAACTTCAAAATAGATTGATCAGACTACTTGTTGCACATCCATCTACCAGTGCATTAAATGTAATTGGTTGGGGTGCTAATAGTGCATTACAAAGTGCATCAGATATGTCTGTAGCATTAATCTATGCAGGTAAAGGTACGCTACAAAAACTTGCTGGTGAGGTAGAAAAAGGTGCTAATACACAACGTATAGCTAAAGCACTTATAGAAGCTAACGCACAAAGAGTTAGATTTTTATTAGATGCTGATATGACTTATACCGCTTTTGAATCAGCACTACAAAGAAACTCTGAAGCTTTAGAAAAATTAAACAGTGTTCTTCCCGGTGGGATAGAAAACACAAATCAACTTTTAACTGGTGGTAAGTTTAGTGTAGATCAAAAGCTTACTGGTTTAGCTATTGATGATAAGATTGATTTAATTCAAAAACTATCTTTAGTGCAAGCACAAGATGCATTTACTAAGTCGCAAGAGTTTTTATTTCAGATGGATAAAAAACTTAGAATTGCTACAGGTAAAGGTTGGAATGATTTTTATCGGTCAAAAAACATTGGAGATATGACACTTCAAAAGTACATGGCATCAAAAGAATATCGTGATATAGAAGCTAGTGCTGTTGATGATACAATAGAAGCAATATTCTCTAAGTCGTATAAGGCTAGTGATGGTATAGGTAAACTGGCTGGTTATTTAGAAGATGCCAGAAACATGCCGGGTCTTGGTATGATGGTTCCTTTTGGAAGATTTTTTAATAACACTTTAGGTTTCTTAGGTAAGAACACTACAGGTGTAAATGTCTTATTAAAAATGGCAGGTAAGTATGAAAATATGTCATACGAGGAAGCGGTATCTAGGTCACTAGTTACTGCTGGTATTATCTATCAACTGTCTGAACAAGAAATAAAAAATATAGGTCAAGGCTTACCTATGTATGCAGGTCAAGATCCTTTAACAGGTGAAACGTTTAGTCAACAGTATGACTTTCCTGTTTCAGCATACAGGGCTGCAGCAAGAATTGTTGCATTAAGTAGAATGGGTGAAAGTGAACAAGCTTTAAAAGCTTTCGGTCAATTTACTCAAGACTTTGGCCTTTCAGGTTTGCTTAGAAACTTAGATAAGACACAACGTGATACATTAGAAGCTATTAAATTTATGGCTGATCCTGAAAGAAGAGATGTAATTAAAGGTATGGAAATAGTTCGTAATACCTTAGCAACTCAGTACGTTAACCCATTGATCAGACCACTAGAACCATTAAATATTCTAGCTGGTGTTGCAAGGGGTGAGGATGCAGCACCAATTGATAGGGTTCAAAATAATAAATTAATTAACAATGCATTTCGTTATGTTGATAATATTATTCCTCTGTTTACAGGTAAACCACTAGCAGAGCCTAGAGAGACTGCAGCAGGTGGTAGGGCTGATATACAATCAACTAAAGTATTGGGTGCTAGAATCATTAGACTTACTGACACACAACGTGTAATGAATAAAATGGGTCTTAGAGATTTTGATTTAAATACTGCTAAGAAGATAAGAGATCAAGCACCTAAAGCAGCTAATGCTCTTAATGGTATTGTGTTTGATATTATGGAAGCTGAGTCTAGCCTACTATTAGAAAGTAGTTGGTTCGATAAATTAACTCAACAAGAAAAACTAGATCATTGGAATGGTGATGTTGTACCAAGAGTAAAAGACTTAGCTAAAACATTTTTAAGAATGCAATACTCTGGTCCTGAAGAAGTAATATCATTACAGTACGACATAACATCTAAGCACTCTAAAAAAGATATTGAAAAAGCTAGAAAAGAATTAGACTTAGAGGAAATAGAAGATTTAGAACAAAGTGAACTGTTTATTTTACAACAGTATTTAAAAACTGAAAAGTCGTTAAGGGATATGTCAAGATTCCAAAAGATGACACAATAGATAAGGGGGCTTGCGCCCCCTTTATTTATTCTATATCATCGTCTAGCATATAGTCTGCCCACTCATATGCTTCACGTTTTATATCTGCCTTATGTGTATGACCCGAAGATCTAGACAACAATGCCGCCATAGCTTGACCAGCCATAAACCTACGTGCAGTTAGTGGCTTGGTTTTAGTTGGCGGCTTTTTGTTTTTCTGCCTGTATTTTTTGGCTTCCTCTTCTAAGTTTAAGTTTTTGCTCATGTAGTTTTACCTTCTCAAGGTTAAGGAAGTAGGCTTTGTTAAAGCCCAACTCCCAATCCCTGTTTTGTTTTGTATTTGTAGGGTGGGGATTACCCAGCTTACCAGTTTTAAAAGCTTTCATACCTGCATCATATGGTTTCATTTATGCATCTCCTTCATAACTTCCAACATTTTTCGTAAGTACCATTCAGCTTTTTCCATATCCTCAACAGGTTTATTTTTGTAACCATGTCGATGTTGATATTTAATTAAGTTACCATGACAATAACCTTTAAACTCTTGTGGTGTTAAGACTTGTTTAATGTAATCAATACATTCAATACCATCACCTAGTTTGTAATGTGCTGGATTGTTTACAGGATCATAACTCATTTGATTTCTACTAGCTCCGCTTCTGTGTAAGGGATGTGAAAGAAGTGTTCATAACGTCTAGCATTGGTTAGCCATACTTCCTTTGCACAATCTTTTGTAAGTTGAAAGTCTTTGATTCTCCATGCTTGTTTACAGTCATTACGTATTACGTAAAAGTTACAATAAGTATTGTTACCTTCTACATCTTTATATTTATTTATAAGTCTGTACTTTCGGTAAGGTATACGTATTTCTTTCCACTTAGGGTTCCAATCACCTCTCCACTGATTCTTCATTTCTACTTCAGAAAAGTACATACCATTTTTCTTTTCACTTTTTATGTCAAAAGAAAAGTCTTCTTCAGTGTCAAGGATAGTATGCCCATGACTTTCTAAGTAACTTGTTATTGCATTCTTAGCTTTACTGTCATTTTCCTTATACGATTGAGGTTGAAACTTTCTGTAGTACGATCCTTTAATTGGTTGTAACATTACGCTTCCTTTTTGTAGTGAGATTTGAATTATATACTTTCTGGTATTTGAAAGCAATAGGTATTTACAGTTGCATCTGGTGCAGGTCTAGTACTCATTAATCGTTGTCGCATACTTTGACTTACTTGAGTACAGGTTTCCCAATTTGGGAACAGGGAGGGAAAAGACTGAACTCTTACATCACCTTGAAAACTCATAATGAGTACTAAAACATACATATTATTCTCCTTTAGGTTATATCTACTATTTCACACACATCTCCAGTACATGCCATTGTTTGCATTGAAACTGTGTTGTCTTCACTTTCATATGCAGCAAGCTTAGTCCAATCAATTTTATCTGGCATACAAGATAACAAAGTTTTGTAATCGTGTTTACCTATCTCTTGATAGGGTGCTTGTTGATATGTGTGTTCATTATAAGGTAAGAAAGATACACCTGACATTTCATCAAAGTGCTCATAAACAAATGCACCTACCTCGAACCATTCTTCTTTTTTAACATTGATTGTAACACTAGGTTTATGTTCACACCAATGCCGTTGGTAAGTTAGCCACATTTCTAATTGCTCTATAGCAGTCATATCTGACGTTACGACAGAGCCTTTAGGCGACTGAACAGGAAAGCTGAATACTGTTGTTTGATCTGGCTTCATAACACAAGGCTCACTAGGTATCCTCTGATCAATCATAAACTGTGTTAGTGGATCTTTATTATCACCACGGACAGTACGGATATAATAGGAACTATGGCGAGCATGTATGCCAGAGGAACTATCCACCAGTTGTGATACCGTTCCCGAAGGTTTGCAACATGTAATCGCAGTAGCAACAGGTATACCAAGACGGTCAGCCCATTCAGCATTAGTAGAAATAGCAACGCTACGAAGATGTTCAAGAGTCTTATCCAATCCTTTATTCTTTTTAGTCATTAACGGGTTATCCATTATCCCTGTGAGTGACACACCAAGCAGTCGTTCTTCTTCTGTATTTCTAGACCACACCTTTCGCAAGTAGGGGAATTTAGTGTATGTGGATTGGATAGTTCCCAGAATTGTTGCCAGACGGACTTTTCGTTCAAGATCATCCAGACTGTCTGTGGCACGGACAACAACCTCTGTAAGATTACAGAACTGATATGGACGCAAAATGATTTCACTGCATGGGTTAGTTCCAAACTCGTAGTCTGTATTACGTCTGCCATTTTTAGCAGCTTGTGTTTTACTTGCTTGACGGTTAAATACGCCACGTTCACCACTCCCTGATTCTACTAATGCCATCCACTCTCGCATGAAAGATACAGCATCTGGTTTCTCTGTGTATGCCACAGAATTATTAGCTAAGGCACGTTGTGGATCATTCTCCCACCAAGCACCTGACTTAGCATGACGCATACGGTCATCGCTTAGATTAGATAGAGATATCATTGCTGATCTACGCACTCCACCTACTACAACTACCTCACCAATCTTACACATGATGTCATGGCATTCAATGCTAGATAATTTACGTCCTTGTGCAGATCTAAATGTATTAGTTACAAAATTAAATAGATCTACAAGAGGTGCAGGGCCAGAGGCTCTACCACCAAATGTCTTTAGTTTAGCACCAGCAGGTCGAACTTTAGACACATCCCACTTGGGAACCTCACCACTATATAGGAGTGCAATCAATTGTCTAAGACCCTTAGCCCAAGCTTCCTTGGAGTCACCAACAACAATAGTAGTCTCACTGTCGAACAAGTCAGGAACCTCTGGGAGCTTGCTGATGAACTGCCGTTCAACACTGAAGCCGACACCAGTACCACAGAGAAGGACGAACATAGCTTCATCGAAGGACTTAGGGTCATCTACGGGTAGATAGCTACAGTTATACATACAAGTGTTATCACGGTTAGCAGCAGGACCAGCAGTCATCATTGCTCTCATAGATGGCATAACTTCTAGACCAAGGATAGCTTGCTCTATTTCTTCTGCAGTATGTGGGTTATCATCATTAATAACTGGCCCGACAATATTATCTACATAACGAGATACTGTTTCATCCCATGTTTCTCTTCGTCCTTCTTCTTCTAGCCATCGTGCATATCGTGAGGTATGAATGAATGCTTGATAGTCTGTTGGTAAATAGTTGTTCATCGGTTATCCCCACTTCCTTTTAGTACGCCACGTTGTTGTCTATCGTTTAACTTATCCATGTTCATTTCCATGATCTTACGTAAGTTACCACCGAAAATATTTGATAGTGCTACTGTATAAAATAATACGTCACCTAGTTCTTTTAAAACTTCTTCATCTGAAAACTTACCCTTGTCTCTGAATATCTTTTTTATCTTTTCTGATACCTCTCCAGCCTCACCAACAAGACCCAAAGTATTTTCAATCAACCTCTCACGTCCTTTAGTAAATATTTTATCCTCTACAAATTGACTGTAAAAACGTACAGGATCTTTATCATAGTCGGGGCTGTTCTGAAACATATCAAAATACCCAAAAGCTTCTAGGTCAGTCTTATTTATCATTTGGCGTTACCTCACAATTCTTTACGGTTATGTCATCTAAATCATACAAGCAATCTTGTATCATCTCCTGAAGTACATCTAAGTCATGTGCAATACTTCGATCTACCCCAAGAAAGTTTGCATCAGGATCTACTTTAATATTAATAGTAACTTCATAATGCATATCGGAAACTCCTAGTTATACTCATTTAGAACTCCATGTCAATCTTCAAATTCGAGTTCTATTGGCTCAATATTTTTTTGAAAATATTTTACCATTTCGTAAGCGTCATTAAAGCTATCGAAAAAATATTCCATTGACTCTACCTTGCCATCAATCTCTATCTTACACAAATTAAAATGCACATCTTCTACACCGGGAAGATCACATGGGTACGGCCCTGATATAACATCCCAAATCTTAACTTGTTTATTTCTAAGGTCACTGTTTGTCATCTTTATTCCTAAGCAATTGTATATAGTGATCTAACTCAGTTACTACCAACCATTTCTGTCTATCAGAACGATAGAAAACTACAGGTGGATTATCTGTATGATTGTCTGCTTGTGACATCCAAGCATATACTGTTTTTAAAGCTGACTTTCTCCTTTTAACTTCTATTGATATAGGTATTAACTTACGTGCTGCAGGTGATAGCTGTATATCTGCACCAGTATCACCCATAACTGTTGACTTGATATCATCAGGCTCAAGTTCAGGAAATGCCTGTAGTAAAGCATCTCTGATTTCTTGTTGGCCTAATCTACCCTTCTGTTTAGCTTGCTTACTCAATCTATTAACTCAGGTACTTTGGGCTTCTTAACCACATCTATTAAGTACTCCTTACGTCCACCAGCATACTGAAACACTCTTGCTTCAGGCCAGCATGTCTTACGATACTCACAACCAGAACAAGCATAAGAA